GCTATCTTCTTGACAGCTTCAGCTTTAAATTCGTTACTGTAGGTTCTTAATTTCTTGGTCATGGTAAACTCCTATAATTGTGCTTAGTTTACCAAGTTTAGTTGTACGGTTTCTTCAGCATAGCTCAAAGTTATTATCTTAAGCATCAATCAAACCAAACTTTAATAACAAATTATGGTCCAGTTGTTCTCGGAGAGGTGTTTGCTGAAAAACCTATGATTGATATAGTTCTTATAAATATAGAAGAGGGTACCGAAGAAGTTCTTATTAAAGGTGGTAGTTTTTATGATAAAGCCGAGCCAGTAGATGATGCAATGAAAAATCTCGTTACTAGCTGGCAGAAGCGTTATGGAAGTTTGAAAGATATTCCATACGATGAAATTTCTCCCAATACAAATGATATTTTTAAAGTTAAAATTAGCACTTATATAACATATAACAGCTCAAACTTTAATAACTTACCTTACACTCTTAATATTAAAGAGGAAAGCTTTCCTTTGTTTAAAGGTGAATCTATAAAATCAAAAATTGAATCGAAAGTTTCTTGGAACTTTGAATATAATCGAGAGAATGTTGCAAGGAATTTGTTCATAACTAATCTTGAGGCTTATGACTTAATTGGTGATACTTCTAACTCTAAAGTTGAAGATTGATAGCCTAGTTGCTCTCCTTTATATACCTCTACCTTAATTCGTAAGAGTTACCAGTTTTCAGTGCAATATCTTTTTAAAACAACATTACTTAAGGATAGGATTCATAAATAACTATTGTAAATATACTTGAGTATAGAACCTTCAAAGTATTCAATATTTTCATTTAGGGAAATCTCAGTTTCTTCAAAGCATACATCTCAATTTTCAATATCATTATAAGAGATTCCGATCAATTATAAGTTTATCTTAATCTATGCAAAATGGTACGACAGCAAAGCTATAAATCTTGATCTAAATTAAAACAGGTGAGGGCTTTTTCAAAATTAACACTTTTAATAATAATTGCTCATAAAGAGTTAATTAGATAAATGAAGGCTTATCCGACTCTGTTTAGCTAAGTTAGGTTTAATATTTATAAAATCATTAAAACGAAAAGTGTATTTTATTAATATGAGCTTAGCAGATAGTAGGAATAACTTTTTCGAGCGAATTTATTAGCAGTCATTTAGGCATAAAAAAAACCCCTACAACGAATACGCTGTAAGGGTTTAAATTTGGTGGGCCCAGTAGGACTTGAACCTACGACCAAAGGATTATGAGTCCTGTTAAGCGAGTCAACAACGAGCGATGACGAGCAATAACGAGCGACAATTATTACCCTGAAAGCCTTTATGTAATTGGCTTACAGATGACACTAGCAAGTATAAAACAACAATGAGCAACATGTAACAACAAATTTCGAGTACATAAAAAGTATATAAAACCCAAAACAACAATGAGCAACAAGGTAAAATTGGCATAAAAACGGTCTGAATTAATGCAGTCCGGCTTATAATCATAAGGGATAATCCATTCAATTCGAGTAAAAAAAAAGCCAGCGTGCTGCTGGCTTTTTTTTATGCGGTTATTCGTGTAGATATTGCTAGGTATTCGTCCAAATGCTTTTTAATATAACGCACATGACCGCCAATCTTACTGTATTTAATATCATTAGGTCGGTGCGATCGCATATACTGCAAAGTGCTAGACGATTTACCCAAGTACGCCGCCGCGTATTCCGGCGTAAATGGCGTTTCAGGTGGTGCGTACATTACAGCAATTCGCATTTGCTCAATTTCCTGGGGTGTATATTTTACCCATGGTTTGCGCTCAATCATTTTTTGTACCTCTTAATATTTTTTACCGCCAGCTTTTTTGCGGTTCTCAATCTTATGATCTTCTCGATTATCGTTATAGGCCAGCTTCTCAACAAATGCCCTTGGAAGTTGTGTGTGTAGGCCACCAGCCATATCAAAAACACGCACTAGAACATCGGCCAGCTCAACGTCAAACATAGGTAAATGGGGTAGGTGATCATCGTTTAAACCCTTACGATAACCTTCTACGGCCTCGCTCACCTCTGTAACCACCAGCATGCACATTTCAAGTACGTTACGCTCCTTTGGCTTGCCTGTCTCTAAGTCGGTCCACCAGCCGTTTATTGCAGCTCTTGAGTGACAAGCCTCAACCAGTGTTTGAACACAGTATTCCAGCTTCTCACCCTCCGCTACATCGTAAAACCAACGGCTCATTTTAAACTCAAAGTTATCTTGAGCCCACTTCTTAGCCGTCTCGATGCTTTCAAATCCCGTAGCTGTTTTGACTGGCTCAACAATAGTTTCCGCCCCTGGCGACACTTCATTATAGTTTTGGTATCTAACCTCGTAAGCGGTATCGCCGTTTGTTTTCTCAACCTTTACCACTTCGTACGTGGTAAAAGGGGAGTGCGCCTTTAAATTATCCCAGGTCAGCTGGATAGGTTTTGAGTTATACATAATCAATCTCCTTTAATTAATTGCTAATTCGCATTTATTTACAATACACTCTTTCTTGGTCGCTTAGGTAATGGCCGCCAATGGGTTATCGTCGCTGCAAGCTGTCCATCAAAAACAGAATATTTTGCAATGTATGGCTTAACATACATATAGCCATAATCATCTAACACTAAGCATCTTTGCCCGTCTCGGGGTTTCTTATCTTTAATGTTGATCCAGTCCCCATCTTCTTCCTCAACCCCCGCTAAATGCTCTAGCAGTTGCTCTAACCGCTGGCTTGACTGTCTTTCCACTTCTTTCGCTACTAGCGACGTGCTGCTTGGCTTAATGTCGGCTGGCATTATATAAATCATCTACACCTCACCATCAATAACTTTAATAAGCTCGGCCAAGCTGTCACAATGCAACGCTGTTATTAGTTTGCCGTCGCTAAAAGACTCTTTATTCAATATAAGTTGTTTAAGATCCTGGTAAACTTGATCTTGTTCATCGTCAAAATGCAATGCCATAATCAAATTAACCTCTTTCTTTTTCCTAACAACCGCTTGAGTTTGTATCATAGACTCACGATACAGCGGCATTTTCGCGTTAAAAGTATTTTTATCCATACATCCACCTAAAAGTTATTTTCGCCTTCAAACGCTTGTTTAATAGACTTTAGCAAATACGGATCAACGTCATCACGTGTTGCCAGCCAGCCCAAATAAGATCTACCGTCCATTGTGTTTGCCAGGTCTGATATCTTTTGGCCTTTATACTTACCAAAACTTAGCACCTTGGGCACCCTTGCGATCTCGCTAAAACTGTATAGATCCTCAATGCCAGTTATGGGGTTCCCATAATCAATCGCTACATCAATAAGACTTTGAAGTACCAGCCTGGTAAAGTAGATATCCGCTTCGGCTGCGTGTGCGTTTCTGGCCTGGGCTCTAGCGGTTTCTGTGTGGAAGTAATAAAGCAGTGCTGTCAACTTGTGACTATCCAGCTCCGGCAGCAAATGTGTTGCAATAGCCTTAGTGCAAATCAGTTTTGGCTTGTGCGTAACACCAGCGTTAGCTAGTACCTGCATGTCAAAGTCGATATTGTGACCAATGACATACTCAACGCTGGCTGGTAGCTTAAAATCGGTATGGGGCGGCTCATTCTCTATATCTTCTTGGCAAATATGAGTCGTGGCCATAGCGCCAAGACTAATAGGCTTTAACGGGTTATAACGCTTTGATCGTGGTTCTTGCTTTAAAATAACGTTGCCGTCATCTGCTACATCAACAATGCAGTATGCAACCTCTGTTAAATGCGGCTCTACTAACCCCGTGGTTTCAGTATCTAAGATATAAGCAGTCATTGTTTTTCCACCTCTTCCAGCTTACCAAACAGCGCTTGCTTTAAAATCCAGCCTGCGCGCTTACCTAGTTTGTAATTAATGCAAATCACATCGTTTTGCATGCCTGTGTTTTTAAGCGCTAGATCAACCATTCTTAGAATCACCGTCCTAGAGTGTCTGGCCGTGTATTCATCAATTCGCACGTATTGTCCGTCAATCAAGCGATCTGCAATCTCTTTAACAGTCAAATGATAAACGTCGTGGCTCGACAAACCCTCTTTAACCGGTGCTCGTCTATCCCTTACCGCTTTTGCGTTCTTTTCAGTCAAAAAGGTATCGTTAAACGAGTTTTCTAACACCCAGCCGTAAACATCCTTGTCCTGGCCTTGCATGAGTACGATCAAAAAACCGCTGTCTTTTAAATCCGATACAATCTTGGATATAATTACTCGCATAGTGCTGGGCGCGTACAGCCCTTCGTAATCACCAACTCTTACTACCTCGCCGGCCAAAAAGCGTGCTTTTAACGTCCTTCTGATATCTATAAATTGTTCGTCTGTCACATCAAATCCGGATCTTGGTTTGATCGGTTTGCCGGAGTATTTAACAATAGCTGATTGCAGTTCTTTTTCTTTCCGCTTGTTTCTTAGATGCCTTTTTTGTATATCTTTAGTGCTGATGTTATTAAAATAAACATCACCACCTTTTGATCTTTTGTTTTTACCGGCCTTTCTATGGGCGTTTTCTCTAAGCCATTCTTCCACCACCTCGACCGGAGTTCCATTTCTAGCATTAATGGCTGGGTAGTTTGTTTCGAGCATTTTAAATACCTCACAAATAAATAATTACCATAAAAAAAGCTAGTGTCTCGTCACTAGCAAACGGCCTCGCCTCAAGCGTCTAAACAGACATCCTTGCTTCCTGAAACCAGCAAGGTGGAGTAACTCGATCTTGGCTGCATGCGGTTCTTTAAAGCGAGCGCACCCACTAAAACAATCGCTTTGCGTCACCAGTCATGCCTTGACGCACCGTATTCACCCACGGCCAGGCTGCTTCATTTTATGCTGCAAAAAATGGTGCAAACGGGATATCTTCGTCACTTATCCCTGGTGTCGCTGCTGCTTCCGTCATCTGATTATTAAACTGCTGCTGCGGCTCTGGATTGCGTCTGTATGTCGCTTGCTGCTGGCTAGTTGGCTGCTGCTGAAACCCTTGGCCTTGCTGTTGACTGTTATTGGCCGTATTGATTTGGTCGTTTTTATCGCCTAGCATTTGTAGCTCATTGGCTACTATCTCTGTCGTATAGCGATCAATATTGTTTTGATCCTGCCATTTTCTAGTTTTAAGCTTTCCTTCAATGTAAACGCTGCTACCTTTACGCAAGTATTGAGCCGCCACCTCTGCCAAGCGGTTAAAGAAAACCACTCTATGCCATTCGGTTTGCTCTTTTTTCTCACCGGTTTGTTTATCAGTCCATCTTTCAGAAGTGGCTACACTGATATTTGTTACCATGCCGCCATTGTTGAACTGGCGTTGCTCTGGGTCCGCGCCCAAGTTGCCAAAAATAATAACCTTGTTAATGCCTTTCATCTTGTTTACCTCGCCTATTTAATCTTGCCAGCACCGCTGGCGTTATATCATCTTGTTACCCTGCTTGGCTTTGTTCATATAGCCTGTCTAACACCCTCAATTGATCCTGACTAAAGTAAAATCTATTGGGGTCTTGAAACTTGGATATATGAAACTCACCACTTAATACCGCCTTAGTTAATGCGGTAAATTGGTCACTGTTAAATATACGTCTAGTACCTTGTCTATCTGCATACATCCTGCCGTCTTCTGCCACAAACTGAACTTGATCTTTTGGATATGGAAGCTGTGGAAGCGAGTTAACGTCAACTGGTGGTAATGCCTTTACAGCGTTTTGGTATGGCAGCGCTTCGTGCACATAGCTGTCAGGATCATTATCTCCTTGAGTTGGTATCGCAAACACTTGGAAGCACATGTACTTGTAAGCAATAGACATAGCCTTGTTTATTGATTTATCACCTATATCCGCAGCCTCGCCATAAGTTGAGCAAACATGCCTACTACCATCAACCGCTGAAATAAGGGTAAAAGTGCCCTTAATTGTCGTGTAGTACATTGCTTTGCCATTTCCTGATTGGCGAACCTCTGTTGTTTTTTGGCTGTAATCTGGCGTAATCACTAGGCCATGCCTTGCCATTATCGGTGACAAGGCGTTATAAACATCATCAATACCCCTGAATTTATAAGTACCCGCACCCTTAGAAGTCCTATCTTTACTAATGCCTTGTTTTGCTAATTCTGCTTGTATTGCGTTGATACAAGCGTAAACGTGAGGAATTTTAGTTTCGTTTTTTTCGCACGTGCCGTTATCAATGTTTTTTGTTGTCATTGTCGCTACTCCCTACAAATAGCTTATTAAAATCATTGTCAAAACCAGCCAGCACTTGTTGGCTGGCTGGTTCGTCGGTCTCTTCCATTAAGAGCTGATCAAGTAATTGCTGTTGCCATTCCCAGCCCGCCTCATACTGATTATCCATGATCGCACCCAATACACTCACCGTTAAAGTCTCTATTCATCATAATCAACCTTACTTGCCAGCCACTAACGGCTGGCTTGTTTGTTGTTTTTGGCTAAAAATTCATTTGCGTGCTTTTCAGCTGCTTTAAATTCGACTTGACGTTGCGTGTTTTTGACCGGCGCTATTGTTGTTGTAGCAATATCTCGATCAGCTTGCTTTAAAACATAAGTGGTACAGCCTGTGACATTACTTATAGTCCCAAAAGCGATTGCTGCGACAATAACAACCAGGAATTGCGTTGCCATTCTTGCAAGCTTAGTTGTAAGAGGCTCGCTAACATCCTCGCTAAATTGATCCACTTCGTTTCCAGCGGCTAATTTCGCTGGCGAGTAACCCCAGTCTAATAAGTCGTAACGAGTTAATGAGCGAATAAAGCGGCCTTGCGTATCGCATATCTCGATAGTGCCAAGCTGGTCACGGTGAAAGCATAAAGTTTCATTAGCGCCTAATTTATAGATAGTGGGCTTGGTTCTATCGCCTTTTTGGATTAGTTTTAATGTTTGCATCTTAGGCCACCTCTAATAATCGGTTGTTTAAGTAATTAACAATTGCATCGCTATCAGTATTTACAACTGACAACTGATCATCACCGCTGTAATGCTGCTCAATGAGCGTGATATCTGTATGAGCCACCTGGCGCTTATTGACATGGCCAACTAGAGTGATGATCGAGCCCTTAGACTCTCTCACAGTGATAATTATTTTGCCGTTGATGATGCGCGGCTGGCTTTGTTTTGCCAGCTCAATTAATCTTTTTGCTTTAAAGTAAATTTGTGTCATAATTGACTAACTCCCTTGTGAGTAGCCGCGTCTCTTGGTTGGTAGCCTTGACGCGGTTTTTTTGTTTTTAATTCTCTGCTTTTAGGTGATCATCAATGATGCCGATCATCACCCAATAGCTAGACTGTCTGCATTTGTCGATATCCTCCTCTTTCCAGTTAGACCTCCTGGCTTGAGTTATAAAGTAGTTCATTATTGCCACTGCATGACTACTGACACCGGCAAGATCGCCTTTTGTGTACTTCTGCGGTTCAAATAAATTCATAATCCCACTTATAAAATAAGCTAATATTATTCAAGTTTTTAAATAGTTAATGGCAGTGCATCATCTGCATTACCATAATTTACTTGTAAATCTATATAACCATATAGATTAACTAATAGTTTACTTTGGTTAACTTACTGAGTCAACAACCAGCAACAATTTATTTTACTTTTTTCTCAAAAAGGTAAACTCCAGGCACAAAAAAACCGCCTCAAAGGGCGGTTTAGTTTATTTTTGTTTACTATTTCAGGTTATCACCATCTCTCCGATACAGACCACTGCCAAACCCAGCCATAAATCTCTATATCGTCCAATTTTTCCGGATCAATAACTTCATCTGGATATCTGCTTGCATCATGACTCTTAATGAGCAGCCCGCCATTTGTTAGTCTATAAAGGTAGCGAGTGCGTCTAATTACACCATGCCTAAAGCAATAAATCTTACCATCCCTAACTTCCGTCTTGCTGGAATCGGCAACACAAATAGAATTAGCTGCAATACGATCACTCATACCATCATCATCAATAACATAGCTAAAACAGCTGTCAATATCAGCGCCAGCAGCCTTAGCTATATCTCTATTAATTGATACCATCCTCTCCTCAACTTCTCTATGCACCACATTTAAATCAGGTCTAAACCCAATATCCACGCTTTCAAAAAAAGGTATTCCTACGTCTGCGAGGGATACCAGACTGCGGGTATCTCCATACAGTAAATAGTCTGTTGTGGTTTTTAAGACGCCAGCCAGCTTTTCAAGATTAACGCCTGAAGGCTCGCTATCGTTACGCCGCCATTTACCCACTGAAACTTTTGAAACTCCAACTTCGTTGGCGATATAAACATCATTTAAATGTAATTCCCTTTGCCGCTTCTCTATGCGACCACCTAGTGTTTCTTTGTAACTATCTTTATTTTCCACTTCCCTTACTCCCTACGAGTGTTTACACGGTGTAAACCATATTACACCTTTTTTTTGCAAAAACAACACACAAGTAGTAAACTAAATGGTAAACTTTAGTTAACTAAAATCAACGATTAGGTTTATTTGTATGACACTTGATGACGTTAAGGAATATTACGGATTTGAGAATGACCGTGATGTAGCAAGAATATTTGGTATTGAGCCGCCAGCAGTTAGCAAATGGCGTAATACAGGAATACCGGACGGTAGGCAGGCGATGCTTGAGCTGGCTAGTAGAGGTGCATTGAAATCTGATGAACATGTGCTAGCTAATCTCAAAACGCTTAGAAAGGCCAGACGAAAAAAAACCCACTGAACGGCAGTGGGTAGTGTTAATCAACAACAACGAATAGCGATGATCAACAAAGGAATAATACATGTTTTCAAGAGAAATTACAACAAATAACCAGGCGTCAATGAATAGCCTTGAGATATCCAACCTTGTAGGGTCGCGCCACGACAAGGTTAAACAAAGTATTGAGCGCCTTGTAAAAAGAGGTGTGATTATCCAACCCCCAATGGTGGACGAACAATCTACCGATGCAATGGGTAGAAGCAGAGCAACCTCGGTTTATATCTTTAGCGGCGAAAAGGGTAAGCGCGATAGCTTGGTGGTGGTGGCCCAACTATCACCGAAATTTACAGGGGCTATTGTTGAACGCTGGATTGAACTTGAAAAACAAGTCAAACAATCGGTAAACGATCCAGTGTATCAGTTACCAGCTACTTACTTGGAAGCGCTAGAACAGTTAGTGGAAAAAGAAAAGCTGCTAATCGCAGCACAGCCAAAAATCAACCACTACGACACAGTGGTCGAGCGATCAACACTGCTTAATGCCACAGAGGTAGGCAGCAAGATTGGGTTAACAGCTCAAAAGCTAAACAGATTACTAGAAACTAAGGGCGTTTATGACACCCGTATCAAACACTCAAGATCGTTTAGACATTGGTTTATTGAAGCTGGGTACGGCCAGACAAAACAAACAGCCAGCGGATATCCTCAATCGCTTTTTACAACTAAGGGTGAGGCCTGGATTATCAAGACTTTTAGCAAGGGGGTGGCGTAATGAGTTTTAAATTAACAGTACAGGCTTTTGAAGCAAGGGTAGGCAGTCCTTTACGCAAGCTTATATTAATCAAACTTGCTGATCAGGCTAATGACGAGGGTCTTTGTTGGCCGTCTTACGAGACTATCGCACATCACTGTGAAATAACTAGGCGATCAGTTATAAGTCATATCAAGCAATTAGAGAAAGACGGCTTTTTAAGAATTGAAAGAGCTTATGACGAGGGCAGGGGCCAAAACAAAAGCAACCGTTATCACCTAACCATTGAACAAGGGAGTATTGAGAAAAGGGGTGGTGAAAATGGTTCACCAGGGGTAGTGAATAATATTCACCAGGGTGGTGAAAATGGTTCACCAGGGGTAGTGAATAATATTCACCAGGGTGGTGAAAATGGTTCACCCGAACCTATCAATGAACCTATCAATATAGAACCTATCAATGAAACTAATAATAAAGAGACTGAAAACGAAACTAAAAACGGAGCTGAAAATAATCTCAAAAAACAAGCAGAAGGGTTGATTGATTTTTGGAATGACAATCACGGTAAACCAAAATCAGCAAACATTAAACCTAGTGTGTGGACAGATACACTGAAAACCAGATTAAAGAAATTTAGCGTAGAAGAAATACAGATCGCAATGCTAGGGGTAATACAAAGCAATTGGCATAGAGAAAACGGCCAGGTATTGATCAAGAACGCAATTAGCAGTGACAAACGTTGTGATGATTCAATATCCAGATACTACCAGCTAAACGAAAAGAACCAAGGAAACAACAATGCAAACAATCAATCAGCTAACCAGTCAGCTAACGAACAGCCAAAAAAATCAAGCGCAGATCTCTATGCAGAGAAATTGGCAAGAGAATTTGAGCAACGATACGGCCAGCAAAGCACAACCATCAGAGACGTTAATTAGCGAAATTGCCAAAATGTTTGTTGACTGGAAGCGTTACTTTAGAAACAAGATCAAAGATGAAGATTGGGGCGTGGACGTGGTGCTTGATTGGGCAGAGATACTGACTGAATTAAGAATCACTAGAGCCGAGTTTGAAACCGCTAAGAACGCAGTGAGACTTGCCGGCGGGTGGCCACCTAATCACCCAGCTGATTTTTTAGAATTGGCAAGAGCAGGCAAGAAAAGTGAATACCCAGACGTACAAACAGCATTTTATACCGCCTGTAAGGCCGCAGGAATGCGAGGAATGGCCGAAAGGGACTGGGGGCATGTGGTTGTACTAGAAACAGCAAACAGGCTTGGGTGGGGTAATTTAGAGCGCGCTAGCGAGGGTTATATAAATCACTTCAAAAAGATATACGAGAAAGTGATTAGCGAACACCAGGCAGGGGCCGACTTTGTGATCAAAAAGGAATACCGAATTGAACCGCCTAAGCCAGTCAAAAAATTAGATCCTAATAGCAAAATCGGTAAACAATGGGCGGAGCTATACAGAAGGTTTGGGACGAGAAAGAGCGAGGCGTAAGGTGAGCAAGTCAAGACAAGCAAAAAGAAGAAAAAAAATAAGATGAAGGCTGGAAAAAGCTGTGAGCAGGAAAGCTTAAAGCCAGCCTTCAAGGGTTATTTTAAGTTTTTTTTGGGCTTTGAGGGTTATACAGAGATCCTGGAGCATGTTGTATTTACAGAGGAATGGGAAACAAAAAGAGGTCGAATATTAGGCCGTGGCAAAAAAGATTTTAAGGGCCGTAAGTTCAAGGTGATGCTGTATCTGTATAACACGGCAGGCCAGCTAGGGCATGAGGTGGTAACAATGCTTGATAGGGCGTCGCTTGAGCTGTTGGTCGAGTCTATAAAACAAAGAGCATTGGAGCTGGCAGAAAAATCAGATCACGATATCGACCTGGGAAGAAGTTACGCAGTAGTAAGGGCTTAATTATGATTACAAAACAAGCAGTATTTAGTTTGGTGGACTTAATCTTGGCTGGCTGGGTTATCACCAGTTTTTTGGTAGCGTTAACGTACCTGATGTGCATATTAATTGATTACTTGTTGGGTGTGATTTACGGAAAGTTTGGCTCGTGAGTATAGCGGTAACAACAAAGGGTTATAGCGTTGCCGGCGTGCAGCACGCTCATAACCCAAAGCTTAATCATTGGCTAGAGTACAGCGGCAGAGTAAGAGTGATCGCAGGCGATCCTTACTACGATGTAATCGTTAGGTGGGATGACCACGGTAACGCTATAAATCACGATTTAGGCGATCTGGTACTAGGGAGTAGTACCAACTACTACAAAGTTAAACAAGGCGAAAACATGTTTAGAGATTTAAAGGGGTAAGCAGTGACAAAGGGCGTAAAGACATATCTTACAGAAGATGAAGTCCAGCAAACAGTTATCAATTGGTCAAAGCGTCAAAGGTATAAGGGCCGGCCATTGTTTGATTATATTCATCATTCACCAAACGGCGGTAAGAGAGCCGCCAAAGTTGGGTCTAGTGGTAAGCGATATTCACCAGAGGCGGCTAAGTTTAAGCGCATGGGGGTTAAGGCAGGCTACCCCGATTTGATTATTGATATTGCCAGGGGTGCTTATCACGGCTTACGCATTGAGATTAAAAAGGACAAAAAAAGCTATGCCACGCCAGCCCAAAAAGAACGCATACAAATGTTAAATGACGAGGGTTATTTGGCGATCGTCACTAAAGGTTTGGACGAAACATTAAATGCAATCATGGATTATATGAAGCTTGGTAATTTTGAGTTTGAGGGTGAGGCCAGCAGTGAATAATACAACTTGTGAGTTGGACGGGGTGGAGCTGGTTATTACCATGAGCTCAAGAACTGATAATAAGATATCAGGTGAGGTTAAGTATGGCGGTAAATACTATGCGATCCCAGAGTTTGAGTGCTACCACTCAAGCACAAAAACCGATGAAGCAATGATTGATCGGTTCAAGATCCTACTGGATGAAATAGAGCTGGAAAGGCAAATGACGGCGAACCACCAGGCATAAAAAGCCCTCAAGTTCACACCTTGAGGGCTGACAACCAAACAACAACCTTTCTTTAGTTTTTTTAGTCGAGTGTCGTATCGAGTATATCTTACGCATAAAATATGGGCAAGCATAGGCGGTGGGCGTGGCTAGAAAAAAACTGGGCTTTACAGATAAGCAGTTAAAACAAATTAGATTGACTGTTGGGCGAAACCTGGCAGCAGCTAGAAAGAACGCTGGCATGACGCAAGCGGAGGTGATGCAGATTGTTTGGAACGTGGATAACAATAGGAACCGTATTAGCGAAATTGAGAACGGTAATAAGGATTTATCGCTTACAGATTTACTGATATTTCAAAATCTTTATAACCAGTCGCTTGATTATATTTGCGGCCTATCGGTTGAGCCAGAGCTGGATATGCTGGCAAGCACTGTTAATCATGTAGTGAACCAATCAAGATCAATGGTTGAGTATCTTACAGAACAGTTTGCAGAAACCATTACCGAACACATGAAGTCGATTTGTGTTAATGATCAAGAAGCACTACTGACTGAGGCGAAACAGTTATGCAGACTGCTAAAAGAGCAAGAGGTTCAAAAAGACTCTCAAATCGCTCAAAGCGCTAAAAGTCTTATGTCAACAATACGTAAGATTGAATCTAAGCAAGCCAGGCAAATTATGGCTGTTGACACGCAAATGATGCAGATTAAGCAGCGACTAGACAAAGAAGATAAGCATATCATGCTATCTGATCTTGATTGCGACTATCAGTACAGTCTACCTTTACCGGAACCTGTATATAGCGATGAAGAAATGATTAAAGGGGTTAACTGATGGCAAGAGTTAAAGTCCCTGACGAGGTTTGGGAGGCCGCTCAAGCACTATGGGAAAGTGAGCCAAATATTTCTTATCAAGACGTTGTTGAGCATTTGCAAGAAGTTTACGGGGATAAGGCGCCGTCATCTAAATCCGCTGTGTACAATAGGGCGAAAAAGTATGATTGGAAGAAATTACCTGTCTTAGACTCTACACCAGAGACTAAAAGCAATAGCAAAAAACACAGAACGAACGAGAAAAGTAGTGAACGAAACGGCACCCTAAAAAAACAAGAGAACGATAAAAACAATAAAGTCAAAAACGAACCTAAAAATCAGGTTTACAGAACGATAATTAATGAAACGCAGAAAACAAAACAGAAAATCGTTCTCTCAACTGAACAGCGTGCCAGCGTCATTATTAAACATAGAAATAGGCTGCACAACTTGGGTGCATTAGAAGATGCGATCACCATGCTATCACTTGACGTCGCAGAAAACGTACTAAATCCAACACCTATTGAGGTGGACCAAGTTAGTACTGGTGACAATGGTGATTATAGGTTCTATGATGAAGAAGAGAACCCTATTGCTAAGAAGTTAGGGGTGATAAAAAGTCTAAGTTTTGTATTGGGTAATTTAACCCAGGCACAAAAGGTAATTGCTGAACAAGAAATGCCCATGTGTGGTATCAGCGCTGAAGACTTTAAGCAATCAGAACAAGAGCGCCGTTTAGGGGCGCTTGAAGCGCTGGCAGGTATTGACGAAGAAGAGCGTGCGGCTCGTGAAAAACTGCATAGGGAGTTGCAAGAGCGGATGCAGTCGCTTACCCAGCTTGAGCATGACCCTGATTTTTTTGGTAATGATGATGTTGAATTTGATGATTTGGAGGAATGAATATGAAGTACGCAGTCTTTACAGATGGAATATTACCAGGTCTTAACAGCTTAGAGACTGAGCCGTTATCGTTTTTGAAGTGCAATCAAAAGGTTTATAACCAGTTTATGGAGCACGCAGACGACGAAGATATTGTTTACAGCGAACAACTTAAGGTTTTGGCTGTCTTAGACCGGCTGGTCAAAGTTGATAATAGTTTGGTTGATAATTCGCAAAGAAGATATAATTGATCGAACATTTTATAATGCCGATGATTTATAACGAGACTTTCCTGAACTTTGTGTAACTGCTTATGGCCTGTTAAAAAATAGCAGTTACACAAAGTTTAGGAAAACCTCGTTGGCAGACTGCAGTTACACAGAATTCGGTATATTCGAGAATATACCGTATCCACTTTCTGTCTCTTAACTTAGATTTTAAAAGCTTTTATTAATTTCAATGAACACCTTACTATCGTTTCTTTCATAAAGAGGTAAGTTGCTATCTATCTTTTTAAATTCATAATTAATCTTGGGAGAAAATCCATTCCAAACTAAGCCTTTATGGCCTATTGACGTGCTTAATTGATACTCATCATCCCTTCTTTTCGTATTATACAAATAGTTGTTATCTAAAAAGTCCCTTTCAGAGTAGCGAAGGTTTGTCCTTACAATAAATTTATCTCCTGAAAATACGGCACCTGCTCGAAAACCTTTTTTATCTGAAGATTCAGACTTATCCTCAAGCCTGTCATAAACTGCATCTGCCCCCACATAAAGCAACCATTTTAATTTAGGTTGATAAAAGAGAAGCAAAGAAGCGGCATTTAGGTGTCCATCGTAATTTTTAGCTAAATCATCTTCAGTATAGCTCTTTTGGATATGTGAATAGTTACCTGAAGCTTGAAGTTTATTAGATAACTTTCGATTATACGAAAGCACACCACCATAATTTGTGCTGTAATCTTCTCCACCTAAAAAGTTCTTATCAACAAGTGCTGTAATTCCTAACGTCTGTTTAATATCTTTAAAGCGATAACCTAGGCTCGCGTTTGGAGTGATCTCACTATAATCTGAATTATCCCAATAATGAATACCTGCTAGTTCTGCATTAGCCAGTACGTAGTGATTGCCAAGTATATTTTTATCCTTACTACTATTTAGACTGTAGCGGACGCCGTTAGCCTTTTGTGGTAGAGAATCTTCACTTCTAATAAACACCGCCTCACCAAGAATAAGTTCCTTCAAATCAGAGGCTTGATTGACGTTATCTGTTTTTTCATAACTAAGGTTAACATCGTAATTCCACTGCTGTGATTTTTTTATATCTTGTAAAACTTTATTTACAATCATCTGTATCTCAGATGATAAATGTGGTTCAACAACCTCTAAGTGACTTTGAGCCTCATTGAACTGCTTATTTTCATATAACATCATTGCTAGATCAAAACGAGGATAATACAAGTTTGGTCGTTGCTGTATTATGCTTTCATACAGCTTAATAGCCTCAGCCTGGAGACCGTTATGTCTGTAAAAAGCCCCCAATCCATAATTGTACAAAATAGGATCCATACTTGGTGTGTCTTTATACTCAGATAATAAATCTGAAAGCTTATTCCAATCTTTGGATACAATTGCAAAGTTTATTTGAGACTCAAGATTCTCAGTTGTAGGCATAGTAGTAGTAACTTGGATTGACTCAGCTTCTTCTTGACTCAATAATAGATCTGGTTTTATTTGGGGTTCTTCATCAAAGAAAATAGTTTGTGATGAAGGCAATTCCTGAGCATGCGCCACCGTTGCTACTGCAAAATAGATGATGGCATGATATTTTTTATTCATAGAGATACCAATATGACAAAAAAGCCGTCTGAAATACATAGCATATTTCTAAACGGCTTTTAAAGTAGTTAGATTAGAGCTAAGGCTTACTTAGTGATTTCGCTACGTGTACCACCAAAGCCAATAGCGTCTTTACCATTAAACATTACTTTACCTGCAACTTCTTCAGCTTCTTTACCATAGAACCCTAAAGAGTAAGAGCCAGTTTTAAAAGATTGTTGCGCTGATGAAGAAATACTAGAACCTGAGATAGTCCCTTTTTGTAAATCAACCACATCACCTAAACCAGTAATTTTTCCTGAACCAGTGCGAGCTTCAAAATCTACATCATATTTCAACTGACCTTCTTTTAGCATATTTCCTGTCTCATAGTAGTTTCCATCTCTACTGAAAGCCTTTCCTGAATAGGTTGCTTGACCTAAAGTTGGTATAGAGGCACTTTCAGTTGCTAATCCTTTAACAGTAATACCCGAAGTTTCACTAAACCAAAGGCCTTCCCATTCACTGGTATAATCTCCAATGACAACGGAATACGGCTGATTATAAACTACGTTATGTGAACGAGAATATTTGCAGTAATTATTGTAGCACGCTGAAGCTTCACCGCCTTGCCTTGCAGTTACCTCTCCTATTGAATATATTGCACTATTATGGTATTTACCTTTTGCTTCAGAAAGTGCAGCATCTAAGGCAATTTTTTCATTTTCAGCAACGATAGCATTTAACTTATTTTGAGCCTCTTCTCTACTAGCTTCTTTATTAGCTTCAGCATAAGCTACTGCCTGTTCTTCAGATAAACCTGCTTTTTTCGCTTTTGCAACTAATGCTACACGGTTTGCTTCAACCTTCTCTAAACGTTGCGCTTCTGCAATGTCAGCTAAAATCTTGTTTAGAGCACTTTCAGCATCTTTGGCACTGGCTTCTTTGTTAGCTTGAGCATAAGCGTTCGCTTGAGCCTCTGTTAAACCTGCTTTTTTCGCTTTCGCTACTAACGCTACACGGTTCGCTTCAATCTTCTCTAAACGTTGCGCTTCTGCAATGTCAGCTAAAATCTTGTTTAGAGCACTTTCAGCATCTTTGGCACTGGCTTCTTTGTTAGCTTGAGCATAAGCGTTCGCTTGAGCCTCTGTTAAACCTGCTTTTTTCGCTTTCGCTACTAACGCTACACGGTTCGCTTCAACACTCTTTAAACGCTCTGCTTCAATATCAGCTAAAATCTTGTTTAAAGCGCTTTCAGCATCTTTTGTACTAACTTCTTTGTTAGCTTGAGCGTAAGCATTTGCTTGAGCATCTGTTAAGCCTGCTTTTTTCGCTTTTGCTACTAACGCTACACGGTTTGCTTCAATCTTCTCTAAACGTTGCGCTTCTGCAATGTCAGCTAAAATTTTGTTTAGAGCACTTTCAGCATCTTTTGTACTAACTTCTTTGTTAGCTTGAGCGTAAGCATTTGCTTGAGCATCTGTTAAGCCTGCTTTTTTCGCTTTTGCAACTAATGCTACACGGTTTGCTTCAATCTTCTCTAAACGTTGCGCCTCTGCAATGTCAGCTAAAATTTTGTTTAGAGCACTTTCAGCATCTTTTGTACTAACTTCTTTGTTAGCTTGAGCGTAAGCATTTGCTTGAGCATCTGTTAAGCCTGCTTTTTTCGCTTTTGCAACTAATGCTACACGGTTTGCTTCAATCTTCTCTAAACGTTGCGCCTCTGCAATGTCAGCTAAAATTTTGTTTAGAGCACTTTCAGCATCTTTTGTACTAACTTCTTTGTTAGCTTGAGCGTAAGCATTTGCTTGAGCATCTGTTAAGCCTGCTTTTTTCGCTTTTGCTACTAACGCTACACGGTTTGCTTCAATCTTCTCTAAACGTTGCGCTTCTGCAATGTCAGCTAAAATTTTGTTTAGAGCACTTTCAGCATCTTTTGTACTAACTTCTTTGTTAGCTTGAGCGTAAGCATTTGCTTGAGCATCTGTCAAGCCTGCTTTTTTCGCTTTTGCTACTAACGCTACACGGTTTGCTTCAACACTCTTTAAACGCTCTGCCTCAATGTCAGCTAAAATTTTGTTTAGAGCACTTTCAGCATCTTTTGTACTAACTTCTTTGTTAGCTTGAGCGTAAGCATTTGCTTGAGCGTCTGTTAAACCTGCTTTCTTCGCTTTTGCAACTAATGCTACACGGTTTGCTTCAACTTTTTGTGCTTGTTGTTCTGGAGTTATGATTGGAGAGCTACCCCCTAATGATAAGCTTGATCCGCCACTGCTGCATGCAACAACACCCAACCCAAATACAATAACGAAACTAAGTTTCGACAAACTTCCCAGTGACATTCCTCTCTCCTCAATAATTAAAATAGTCTTCATTTTTTGTTAGATTCATTGCTTTTATTTAACAAACTTAATGTTTTTTATTTCAGCTTGTTACTAAAATTTTACAATATTGTTATTATTTAGACAATATATTTAGTGATATATTTTTAAAAAAATATTTAATAATGATAAAATAATGGCAGAATTGTATGCCCTAGCAGAACCAGCTAAAAACACCTTATAAAGTATTAATAGACCATCCAAAATAGACTATTATAATAAACCCACTTATAACAACTATTTTGGGTGTTTATGTTTATTAAAGCCTACCTTCGTGCCTCAACTAAAGAGCAAGACGCTAATCGTGCTAAAGATGAGCTTATTACACTTGCTGCAGAGCATGGTAATAAAATCGCAGCATTCTATACTGAAAACGAATCAGGAGCGATGCTAGAACGTCTACAACTAATGCAGCTCATTAATGATGCTTCTGAGGGCGATGTCATCTTAGTCGAACAGATAGCACGTTTAAATCAAATTGACTTGGGATACCTTAATACCTTAAAAAGAAAACTATCCGCAAAACGTCTTTCTATGGTATCTAAAGAATTATATGGCATTACAACAAGATAATAGCTCTGAGTTTATGGACGGCGTACTATGCGCCATAAATGACATGTTGGCGGATTTAATTAAAGGTGGATAATAGAATAGTTTGAGTGATTTTTGATTATTAAGTGAAGTTTTTAATATAATCTGAAGATGCGTCTACTATGAAGGTAGTTAGAAGCTAATCTAGTACCAGCCTTCTATAATGATTTCCCAAAATGTCCTTATTATTTAGCTAGCCAGCTCGTAAATGTTAAAAGCCTATCTCCATCCTATAAACTTATTTAATTAAAATCACCATGTATCAAAATTTGCCAAATATCTGTTATGAATGTGGGATACCACTAAATAAAGAAAACTTAACGAAAGAGCACGTACCGCCTAAATGCTTTTTCTCTAAAAGCGACCGATCTTCTTTGATTACTGTTCCATCATGTAAAGAACATAATGGTGGTAAATCTGATGACGATGAACATCTTTTACAGATGATATCTATTCAGATATTAGCTAATGATAAAGGACAAGATATTGGGGTTAATAAAGCCTTAAGAGGTTTATGTAGAAATAAGAAGAAAATTAAGAGTTTAGCTAGCACTGCAACTTTAGTGTATTTCAAAGAAAAGGAGACAGATAGTTTTAAACAGACTTTTGCATTTAAATTTGATGAACAAAAGTTTAACAATGGGATCTTCTCTATCTGCAAAGGCCTTTATTATTATGAGTTTCATAAAGTCTTTAATGGGGATATTGTAATTTATAATGAATTTCAAATATCACTTGATGATAATTCTATACATAGAAATAAGACTTATGAGAAAAAGAGAGCTTTCATAAAGAAATATTTTTCTAATATTGAAAGAAAGGGGGAAAATCAAAGTATTTTTTATTATCAGGTGCTGAAAGGTTCACAAGAGTTAAATTTTTCTTATGCTATAAGGCTTTGTTTTTATGAAGGCATTGGTATCTTAGCTTTTCTGAAAGAAAAAAAGATTTTTAAACTCAATGCCCTCACTGCTGCTTTAGATAGGCAAGGAAGATATTTTTAGAGTACTTATAAGGCTTATTTCAAATTTTTGTAATTGAAGTCAAATTTGCTTCTTCACCAATTGCAAAATACACGATATGACAATACCCCTCCAGGAACACTCAAAGCCCACAACCCGCCAGCAATGCCATAATCTAAGCCACACGTACAGTATTTATAAGGCTTTATCATGGCAACTTATCTTAACTATGATGATCAAGGCTTCATCGTTGGTACCAAGCGGCTAGAAAGCGGCATTAAATCCATTGGTGAAGATACCCAAGAAATCATACAGATACTAAAATCACAAAATCAGATTAACCAAACGGTATTAAACCGCATAGCTAAATCCAATGAGCGTATAGCCAACAAAAAGTCTATGCGTATTAAGGGCGTGGTGCCTACTTACGATCCCACAAGCCCAGGGCGTAACAATGCCAGCCAGCCAAGCATGCAAGGCCAGGCGCAGTCAAAGCAGCAACACAGGCAGCAATTAAGTAGCGCAAGCCAGCCAGCCCAAAAAGAGGCAAGGGCCGCTGGCAGGAAGAGTAGCGACACGCTTAGTAATGTCACCTCAAGCGCTAAAGTCAAATCAGGTTCAACACCGGCCAATAGAGCCAACAATCAAAACGATAGCGGCTCAAGCGGTGCCAATAGATCAAGTGCTGGTAGAGGTGGAGCCCAGAGCCCAGAAGCGGCAAATAACGCCGCCGGTAGCGTACCTAGTGCAACTGGTGCAACACGTAAGACAAACAACTCAACTGGCAAAAATGGGCGTGAGAAGAAGAAAAAAGAAAGCGATCGTGACGAGCTAGGCCGTTTTACAGCCAAAGAAAAAACGCTATTCGACTCACTATCTAAGATAGCCAAGAGTGGCCGTACAGGTTATGGCAGTTATGGCGGTGCTCAAAACATTGATCCGTTGATCGCCTCGGTGAACGAGGTAAAAGACATTGCATCGCCTATTTTTAATATGGCCATGAAAACTGGCAAGATGGGCGGCGCAGCTGGCAAGGCGGCATTAAGGGCCGGCAGGTTCTCATTATCTAAATACAAAAGCTTGAAGCGTAAAGAGCCATTACCAAAGGATCAGGCAAGACACAATAAGCAGAACGAGGAAACGCTGGGCGAGATCCTAAAGCGTATGCCAGGCAGTGATAATCCCTTATTTAGCAGGCTAGGTCGTGGCTTGGGTCTTTTAGGTAGAGGTAAAGGTAAAGGCAAAGGCAAAGGCAAAGGCAAGGATAAGGATAAGGACCGCAAAGGCAATAAAAATAAAGGCAAGGGTATTAAGTCTATCTTGGCTGGTGGAGCTGGCGCGGCTGTTTTAGGCGCCGGTAAGATTGGCGGTGAGGGTGTCAAGAAGGCAGCCAAAGTGGTTGGTAGTGCTAAAGTTTTAGGGCCGTTAGCGACGGCGGTTGGCATGGGCAACTTGATTGGCCAGTGGAAAGAGCTTGACCACAAAGAGAAATCAGAAGATATAGGTGGCCTGGCAGGCGGTAGTGTCGGTGCCGTTGCTGGTGGAGCACTTGGTACGGCATTGATACCAATTCCGGTGGTAGGTACCGCCATTGGGGCGGCCGTGGGTGGCTGGCTAGGTAACGAGGGCGGCGAGGTTTTAGGCCGTACAGCTTCGCCTCATATCATGTCATGGACCGATAGCGTTAAGGCTTACAACTTACCTCAAAAAATGCAAACTAAGTGGGAAAGTGGATTGGCGCCGGTCTTTTCTAAGCTAAGCGAGGCGGCCGGCGGCATGAAGTCGTGGCTATCCAGAATGGGTGATGGGGTTAGCAGCTTTTTTGGGGGCGGTGGTGATGGTTCGGGCGGCTGGAAAGTTGATTTTGGTTCAGGGTTAACATCAGCCAAAGACGGCGTTACCTATAAAATGGGTGCTAAAAACTTTAGCGGCGGTGTTATTGATTGTTCAGGCTGGGTTGATCAATTAAACAAAGATACCGTAAGACAGATTGAAGAGCAGCTAGGGCCAGAGGCGGCTAAACGTGCTCGTATTAATGCAGGCAATGGTGCAGCCGGTATTATTCAGTCAGAGGAAAAGAAAGGGCACATGGTAGCCACAGCGAACAGCTGGGCTCAACTAGATATCAATAAGTTGCAGGCTGGCATGGTTATCGGTGAGTCACGTGGGGAGCATGCAAGAAAAGAAGGCAGATACAAAGACATCGGCCATATTGTGCAGATCATTGAAGAAAACGGCGTTAAATACGTGTCTGAATCTACATCAGCTAAAGGCAAGGACGGTAAAAGCGGTGTAAGAAAAACAGAGCTTAGCGAGTACATCAAAAACCTTAATGGCCGTCAATTTGGGGTGACAGTAGTTGACCCTTACAAAGAGCTTAGAGGCCAGTTAAGCGGCGGCGGCGGTACGGTTGATGTTAGCTCAAGCAGACTAACTTCACAAAGTGAAAAGACTAGACGTGATCAGGCTATGCAATACTTCATGTCTCAAGGTTGGACTAAGCAGCAAGCCGCTGGTATTGTCGCTAACATCCAAAAAGAAAGTAGGTTCGACCCTAGAGCTCAAGGGGATAAAGATAAAAACGGTGTATATAGGGCACATGGCTTAGCTCAATGGCGAGATAGCAGACTTGCAGACTTCCGTAGCACTATGGGTAAGTCAGTACAGCAAGCGTCGTTCGAAGAGCAGTTAGCTTTTATTCAGTATGAGCTAACGAAGGGTAAAGAGAAGGCGGCTGGTAATAAGCTAAAACAAGCCAAAACAGCAGGCCAGTCCGGGGCTATTGTGTCAGAGCACTACGAGCGACCAGGTGCAGTTGAGGCTGAAAAGAGAGAGCGTGCGAAAATTGCAGAGGGTATCTATAACAATACAGCGGTTCAGTCGGTTCAACAAAAAACCAAAACAACTAACAGTGTGTTAGGTGTTAATGTTGGTGGCTTGGCCAATAACTTTGTTGCAGGTAACACGCCAGCCTACCTACCAGCCAGCCAGTCAATAGGCCTCGATTTGGGCGCGTCAATACTGAAAAATGTACTTAACATCCCTGAAATGCCTTCGTTTAAATTGCCGCTGGCAGGTGGTGGCCTAGACAAGCCTATCGTTGTTCAATCTAACAATGAGAGCATAGGCCAAAATGTATCAGACAGGGATTTGGCACATGCAATTACCGGTGGTATCGGTATGAGCAGAGCTTGGGGTTAGTTTTACGCGTAACGCCTTAAAAGCGTTGAAGTTTTTAGGTTAACCAATATAATGACTCCATCATCAAGGTGATAACTCCCTACTTTGATTCTTGATGTGTTTGCAGTGTATTGAATGGGGGTAGTAGTGGCATGCCATTGACCATGAACCCCCCCCGTTTTTACGATGACGTGTTATTTCTGTTGATCCTTATATTTTTTTTGGCCGCCCCGTTCCCTGGCGGCCTTTTTTTTGCTTAAAGGAACACCCCAAAGGCAAAACAGCTTAACCCCTTAAACTAAGGCATATATTAAATATTCTATGCCTTTGTTGAGGGGTTTTTTCATGGCTAAGAAAACTAAAGTTATTACTTACAACTTGGCGGATCGTGGCCGCAAATACAATGGCCAGGACCGTTCAGATTTAGATATTCGCTCAATGGTTAACAAGATTAATTCACCAGAGGTTCAAGAGCTTGTTAGCAGTGGTGATTTGTTTGGCTTTAATGGCCATGAGATACGAGCACGTTTTGGTATGTACCCACCAGACCAATGGGTTGATGAAAAGACGGGCCGTATTATTAAAATCCAGCCAGCCTTACGCACAATTCGACTTGAAGCCGATGATGATGGAAACGTTGTTACCCAGCATGAGTTTTTAGATACAGACGACGGCCAATTTGCAGCACGCTTATACGCGAATAAAGCTGGCGGCTTTAGCAGTGCCATTAACCGCAGACGCAAGCCAGACGGGTTCTACGAGGTCACCGGCTTTCATGGCTTTGACTATGTGCGAACACCAAACTATGCCACAAATAAAGGCGATGGTATGTTCGACAGTATCTTGAATGGCGCTTATACCGAAGGTGAGGCGTGCTTTGATAGCCTGGTAGAGCTACCACAAGATCAGATTGTCTTAAAAGAGGCCTTAGAACGTATCATCATTGCTCAATATGACTCAATGCAAACGGCCCTACATTCAGAGTCACTGGTAAGCCATTATCAGCGTGAAGCACTAGCAGCCCAGGATGCTTTAATTAATGCTGAAATGCGCCGTCAAAAAGTATTAGAGCGTAAGAAGCAGCGAGAATTAGATATTTACGATAGCCTAATTTGCCCATCTAAGCCGTTTGATGAAATTAAGGCCCAATGGGATAGCTTTCATATTGGAAGCACCTCAGACGCAGATTTACGCATAAGCGAGCTAGATAAAGCGGCTGGCAAGTCAGATAGACAAGAAGAGCGTGTCAGCATTGTTGATAGATTCCGTGGTCTTTAATTAAGGATTGAGCAATGAGCAAAACAAAGCGACTACTATCACCGCTTGAGTGCTTGCAGCTGGCATGGGCCATGAAACTAAGAGACTTTAGGCAGTGGTGCATGCCAACCACTCAAGGCGTTTATGACTGGAAGCGACGCAAGCTAGAAGCGGCTATTGTTGTGGCCAAAACCTCAATGGTTGATGACGTGGAGAGCATGTTAAAGGCTATCCAGGAAAACGATAACGCAAAAAACGCTGGCTATAAAAATAAGTCCGGCTCGTCCGTTTACTTACCGGTCCTCATGACGGCCATTAGTCCGATTGAAACGCCGCCTGAATATGACCAGGTAGGCGGCCTACCGTATTGGGTAAACGTGGTGCTACCTCAAGACCCATTAAAGCGAGTAGTGCAAATGCGATCGGTCCCCGTGGCCTATCGTTGTCAAATTGCCTTTTTTAGCCCCGATCCCCATAGCGCGTCGGATATTGCCAGGCAGTTTGCCAACTTTTGGAAACACGAAGAGAAAAGAACATTCCCAGTGTCTTATGACGTTGGGGTTCTTGAGGGTAAGGCGATTAAAGATGATTGGAATTTTAGGGTATTAGAAAACAGCCTTTACCCTGATAACGCATCTATTGACCTTAAAAACCTATTCATCGTAACGGTTGATTGCACGATCGTTGGTGCTATTCCTGAATTTGTAGGACTGGGTGGTGATTGGGATGAGGTGACCGATACTGGGGAGCCGTACGAGAGCCTACCGACACGGCCTACCGACACGGCCTAACCCTGAATATGATCCAGAGAAGCCAACGATACCGCTTGATCCTGATAATCCTAACGGGCCAGCGATTAACAGCCCAAGAGAGCCAATACCAGGCGAGGGTGGCAAGCCAATTGAAGGGAGTCGTGATAGCTATGAGAAGCTTAATAGCCTGGTTCTTGAAGCCAATGTTGATGATGAAGATACAGACTATAAAGTCAGAGTTGCTATTGACCCTGATACGGGTGTAATCACTGAAACCAACGTGGCCAAGAATGGGGCTACCGGCGATGAATGATCAGGTTAAGCCGGTTGTTATTGACGCAAGGGCGGCCGCTTATGCTGGCGAGGCTATACGCGTCTTAGGCGTTGTCTTGCCAGCATCAGGCAGGGTTATGCTTAAAAAACAAGCCACGTGGAAAGAGCAGCCGGTACCAAAAGACAATGCTGTGGTAGTCACTGATACGCCAATGATTTTTGATTACTGGGATATGAGCTTTAACGAGTCCGAGCAAATGGCCGAGGTTATGGCTGTGTATAACGAAGCCCAGCGATCAGGCTTGGTTGTGATTGAGGATGCGTTAAGACGGTATGAGCCAAAAGACGTTATTCAGATGCGTAAAATGGACGAACGAGGAAAAGTATTAGACTTTGACTCAATGGGCATTACCAATGGCCACATGGCCGTTTTATTGGCTATTTGGGCGGCTAGAAAGATACACGGTGGCTATCTTATGTCAACCGCGCCAATAACGCTTGATGATAGCTCAAACGACAAGGATAGCGACTATGGTTTAATGCCTTTTAGCATTTAATGGGGTAGTTGATGTTAGATGATTTAATGCTGTTACCTGAATGGCAGGAGGTATGCCAAAGGTATCGCTATGACATTACGCGCTTTGCCGTTGAAGCTTTAGATATGACAATACAAGCCGGACAAGCAGTAACCTGGCAGCAAGAGCTATTGTTTAAATCTATTGTTGTACCAGGCAGCCGTACAAGCGTTGCATCTGGCCACGGTACTGGTAAGAGTAGATCGGCTGGCATTATCGCCTTATGGCACCTTTTATTTTACCCCGAGTCGGTAATGCTATTTACCGCGCCTCAAATCGGACAGCTTAGAACCGTTGTTTGGAAAGAGATTAATATCTGTTTGCAGCGCCTACGCAATAACAAGGCGCTAGGCTGGCTTGCTGATTATGTTGTCGTATTAGCAGAAAAGATCTATATCAAGGGCTTTAAAGATACCTGGTTCGTTTTTGCTAAGACCGCACCGAAGCACCAACCAACTAACATTGCCGGTCAACACGGCGATCACTACATGGTATGGGCTGATGAAGCTTGTGGTATTGACGACGCAGTAATGGAAGTTGCCATTGGTGCATTGACCCATGAGAACAACAGGGCCGTATTAACCAGCCAGCCGGCTAAAAACACCGGTTTCTTCTACGACACACACCACAAGCTAAGCCACCATAATGGCGGTAAATGGATTGCCCTTGAGTTCAACGGTGAAATGTCACCGATCGTTAGTAAAGAAAAACTGATTGAGGCCTTATATCAGTATGGCAGTCGAAACAGCCCAGGGTATCTAATTCGTATTCGCGGTAAGTTCCCAGAGCTTAAAGGTGAGTATCTATTAACACGTACTGACTACGAGAATATGAAGGCCCATCCTTGCGTGATTGAAGAGGGTGATAAGTGGGGTATTATCGTAACCGTGGACGTGGGCGGCGACGTTGGCCGCGATAGTAGCGTGATATCGGTAATGCAAGTCGTTGATAAGATGATTAAGGGCCGTATTGAGAGACACGTACATTTGCTTGATATACCGCTGTTTAGTAATAGAGCCAATATCAATACGCTTAAAGCCAAAATCAATGATGTAATGAGCGATTACCCAGGCGCGACCTTGGTGATTGACCCGCTAGGCGCTGGTATGGGTTTAACGCAGTCGGTAAAAGCTGATGGGGTGTATTTTGATGAAGTGCATTGGGGTTCGCCTTGCTTTAACAACACGCTCAAACGCTACTACATGAACAAGCGCAGCCACGCTTATGTAGCAATGGCCAAAGCAGTAGAAAAAGGCTATTTCAGTGTAAGCGATAAGGTTAAAAAAATGTACCAGGTAATGACTAACCTGGAAGAACAGATGACACGCTTACCGTATTACTTTGATGAGAAGGCCCGTTGGTGCATGATGAGCAAAAAAGACATGCTCAAAAAGGGCATTAAGTCACCGGATATTGCAGATACCATAGCGTTTGGTTTTATGGAAAATATAAGCTATGCGCCGGTTGAAAGTTACGAGGATCTAAGCTTGGGTAGCACTGAAAGCGATGAATTAGACCTATTAAAACAAGCAGCCGATGAATTACTTGGTGAGTAGGCTGGCAGGTGGAACATATAGCAGGCTTGCCAGCCTAAATGGTTAAACTTAGACGATACCGAAATTTTAAGGATTGCGTTAGTTATGGCGAATAAACCGAACCCAATTATATTTAGAATTACCGAAGAAGGGCGTTTAGCAGTGCTAGACGCTCAAAAGCAAGGCATAAGCTTGTCTTTAAAAACGCTTGTCGCTGGCACGTCAAAATACGTGCCAAATGGCAGAGAAACACGCATTAGAGCAGAGGCCATGCGATCCGATATCGTAACCAGCGGTATTGAGAAAGAAAGCAAGTCTTTACGCTTTAGTGTTAGCTTAAACAGTGTTACTTCAAAAGATATCTACGAGATTGGATTGCTAACCAGCGACAACAAGCTTTTTGCGATCGCAGCTAGTACCAGTCCGTTGTTTACCGTATATGCAAACGTGACATTTGTTGGTAGTTTTGGCTTATCGTTAGGCGAACTTGATGTTGAGAACATAACGATTGAAACCGATCCCAACAGCCCTATCGCTGTCAAGATGATGGAGGATCATTTATCAGCGGCCGACCCTCATCCTCAATATATCAAGCTTGAGAAGCTTACGCAGCTTGATAAGAAGGTGGATAAGCTTGGCCAAAACATCAACGGTGCGGCTGGCGACTTATCAGGGCACTTGGCACACGCAAACCCACACCCTCAATACGCACTCAAAAAAGATAACGATCAGAAAACTAGCCAGCTTGAGGCGGCAAACCAGGCACTACAAAAAGAGCTTGAAGCTCAAAAAGGCACGTTATCCCAGCAGGGTGGTAATTTAACGCAGCAAGGCAAAGATATTACCAAGGTTACAGACGACCTTGCTAACCATATCAAGGCGGCCGACCCTCATACGCAATATGCCAAGAAAACAGACTTATCAGCCCATACAAGTGCGTCTGATCCGCATACGCAATATGCTAAAAAGACCGACTTGTCAGCCCATACCAGCGCAACACACCCTCACACCCAGTATCTAAGAGAGTCTGACCTGGCTGGCATGAAACAACAAATTCAACAATTGCAGCAGCAGTTAGTAGCAGCCCAAAACAAGGTTACTGAATTACCGATTGGTTCAGTGCATGTGACAACAAACGACTATAAGAGCAGTGCAGAAGTTAAAGCAGCTTTAGGTTATGGCGCGTGGGCCAGGTTCGCAGAAGGTAAAACGCTCGTTGGTATGTCAACCAAAGCGGCCGACCCTGAATGGACTAAAAAACTAAAAACAGAGTTTGGTGAATATGACCACAAGCTTACCATTGCTGAAATACCTAGCCACACTCACGACTTAGACTTTGTAGTGAGTAATATTAGAGGTAACACAAGGCCTGCAACGCAAAGTACAAGTGCGTCGCCTTCAAACTTAGTAGCCTCAAATGCTGGGGGTGATAAACCCCATAACAACGTGCAGCCTTCAATCGTTGTGGCTTACTGGTTGAGAACAGCTTAGTTATGATTGAGAACATAATAAATATTTATCACAATGCGATACGTGACCACGTTGATTTACTTTATCGACGTGGCCGTACCGATAGGCTAATAACCTGGAAAGTGGGTGATGATGAAGCTCACGACCCCACGTTAATTGCGTTTAGAGCGTACAGGGATCGCAATTATGCAGACGTTGTTATGGTATGCGCTGGCACGAATAGGATTGGCCAGCCATTGCCAAAAGACATTATCTTTTTGCCAGTCGCTAGAGACTTGATCGCAATTAAACGCAAGTATTTAAAAGAGTCTTAAATGGATAACTTAGATACTGATTGGTTTAACAATAACAGCCCACAAAATCAGGATAACCCAGTAAGCCGGCAGGATAGGCTCGTAAACAATATGAGCCTTGAAGAGCTTAGGCGTTGGCGTATTGATACGGCCAAGCAAGCCAGCGAGCAGGGTAAATTTGCCAGCCGTCATAATCAGTATCTAAAAGAGACGATTAGAGACATTAAAGGCGGTGAAAGGCTAACTAGCCAGCAATTACAATCCCTGGTAGCCAGTGCTAAAAGCTTAGCCGGCATATCAGCAAGTGAGCTATTGGAATTTACGCTAGGCAATACTAAGCGTAACCAAGGCTTAATGCAGGCATTAGACGCAAGCGTATTAGACGCATACCTAGCAAACGTTAAGAAGGCGGCTAAAAAGTTTGCTGGAGGTATAACCCCTCAAGACGTGATCAACAACTCAAGGCCCGTAGATATCCAGCGCGCTAACAAGCAAATTTACATGGCCATGGTTTATAAACGTCAAGGCAATACGCTGTTTTTCTTAACCAATTCAGGGCCGGAAAGCAAGGTGGCCAACCACAAGGTAACAGTACAGCTGACCAACTATCCCGAATTGCTGCTAAGAACTAAGCCGCCTAGTTTGACAGAGGTAAGAAACAGCGTGCTACACGGCAAAGTAAGGTTTGATTGCGATTGTGGCCGTCATAGATACTGGTACCGCTATATTGCCACCGTTGGTAAGTATAACTATGGCAGTGATGAAAACAGATACCCGTCAACACGTAACCCTAATTTAACAGGGGTAGCTTGTAAGCACGCCTTGCGAGTAATGAAGCACTTAACAAGCGGCATGATGCTAAGCCAGGTAAGAGACTATGCCAAGGCCGATATTGCCATGGCTGAAAACCAGATCAAGCCGCATAGACGCACAAGCCAGCAAGTTAAACGAGAGGCTGGCAAGCAGACACAAGCGCTTAACAACTGGAATGGCCGTTTGCATTGGTCGAAGGTGATTAAGCAAGCTGTTAAACAGGCCGAGCAAAAAGTACGCACTGAACAAAAACGGCAAGCTAAAGCACGCCCACATGAGCCAACAAAGGCTGAATTAAGTAGTTATAAGTACGCACAAAGCCAGTTACAGCAAAAAGGCATACCTGATAGATATAAGCAGCTATACAAAGCAGATATTCAAGATTTTGAGAAGAAATGGGGTAAACGATGACGCTTAAAATTGAAAATAAGCTAGTCACAGACGGCCAGGCACTAAGTACGCGCATTATCACACTACGCAATCAATCAACGATCCCAACATTTGTGTTTAGACGCAAAGTGCTAACAGTCAGTGATGATGATTATGAGCGTTCAGACTTGTCATGGGCTGGCCTGGGTGCGGTAAGTGACAGTGAAAACGACGAACACTCAATAGACTATGAGCCATTAGGGCACGCTATGGTAGTGCTGCTAGATAGCTTAGGCGGCCCTATGCACGATAGCGGCATGTTTATCACCCCAGAGCAGTTTAGCTCAATGGTATTGATCGAGCCTTACGATATTGATTTGGAAGGTGATGATCGTATAAGAATGAGACCAGACTGGAACCCCAAAAAAGGCGACTTGTTTTGCTTCTTATTAAACAACCATAAGGAATACCATGAGTGCGTGGGCGTGGTCGGTAATTCATTGTTGGTGAGTCATGGCCATAGGTACCTATTAAACCAAAGATTTGACCTGGAATATTTAGATGCGTTCGATGAAAGCGAAATTGAGGATGTGGAAGTACCGTACAAGTAAGGTTTTAGACACAATCAACCTTGCACTGGTGTTTTTTTTAACCTTTCTGATGTAAACCTGCCAGCAATGCCAGTCAACCGCCTTAAATGGCGGTTTTTTGCTATTGGAACACCCCTAAAAAGGGTGTCTAGGCGAGTCTTAATATAACCCTATCGGATATGTTCAATTTTTTTCAATGACGATAGGAATATTCTTATGAATAAAGACCAAGCCAAACAACATTTATCCGTTGTTTCTAATGAGCTTACAAAAACACGCCAGTTTATGCGTGAATTTGCTAAGTTTGATGCCAAACAATCTGACGTTGCACAATTTGACTCAATGATCGCTGCCAACTCGCATGATCGTGAAATGGGATTACAGGCCATTCCTGAGTCATTGCAAAAACTGTTAGAGGCTCAAAACATTTCAGCTGCCCCAGCTGGCAAGCAAGCGGTATTTGACGGCTTACGTGATGGTATTGCCGAATATCAACGTCGTAACGGCGGCGATATGCCACCAGTAGAAGTTGTGCAATCAGCTTTATCAGCTGCTACCGCATTTACTGAAAACGCACATCGCGGTGATGATAATGATCCAGCGTTCGACAGCCTATCATTTAGCCACCATGAGGCCTTATCAGTAGTACCAGCTGCCGTACAAGTTGTTATTACTATGGGTATCGCAAACAGCCTACCATTAATCTCAATGCTACCTAACCCAACTGGCTCAAACGAAGTACCAATCGTTGCCGGTGAAGGTACCGCTGGCATGGATATGGGCGTTATGCGCCGTGGTGAATTAATCGACGGTGAAAAAGCAGGCTTACCATACTTCGATAACCGTCACTTATTGGTTATGGAAGATGCAGGCGAAGGCAAATTTACCCTTGAGTCTCACGTTGCGTACACCAAAGAAATTCGTGACAACAAAACTACCAAGTTTGTTGTAGATAAAGACTCTATCAAAGCCCCATTCTTAGGCGGGCGTGTAAGCATTAAAGTTCGCGGCGTTGAAGTTGCTAACGATAACCATCGCAGCCACCCAACTTTTGGCGGTAAGAGCACGTTACAGCCGCTTGAGCCGGTTACTTTAGGCGCTGATACCTTTATCGTTAAGTCAGCAGTTGCAGACCTTGACAACCATACGGTTGAAGTTGCGTTCGATACTACCGACGGTGCCACTCCTAAAGCAGACGAAGTAGAAGTTGAGCTAATCTTTGACTATGAGCGTAAAGACGAAAAAGGCGACTACATTTTACGTGCCCCAAGCCACGATATGCAGTTTAGCTACTATGGCGTTTACGCTTACCCAAGCCGTGCCCGTTCTACCGCTACTATCGACGCGATCACCCAGCTACAAAATGAGCTAGGTATTAACTGGTACGCAGCGGCTCAAATGTTATTTATCAACAAATACAACTTTGAGCAAAACGGCCGCTTATTACGTGGTGCAGTTAACCAGTGTTTAGCCAACCAAGAGCAGCACGTCAAAGTATTCGACGCTGATATCGCTGGCTTGACTCATATCCACTTAACGGATCTTTACTCAAATGTCCGTGTAGTATTAGGTAAAGCACGTACTTCACTATCAACCATCACTAACACAGCTATTGGTCAGTATGACTTATACGTGTCAGACCGTGGTGCAGCGTTCTTTGAAGCTATGGGCCGTGATGACTACACCCCAACCGGCGAACAGTACGGCGATCAATACTCAATCTACCGTATTGGCCAGTTAAACACCGGTGCAAACGTTTATTACGTGCCAGCCTCTATGGGCGTGTTTAACGAAGATGAATTAACCCAAGGCGGCTATGCGTTAATGGTGCCACGTTCATCCACACCAGCTAAAGCACCATTCGTAGGTACTGTGGCAGTTCCAACTATGGTTCTAGCATCATCTGCTAATGCGTTTGAAAAAGACGTAGCGGTTTATAACCGTATGGCAGCTGAGCCAAACCCAATCCCACGTTATCGCAATCAGTGCATGTTAATTGAATTACGCAATTTACCATCACTTTAACTCGATGACTTAGCCATGTAACCGCCACGTTGTATGGCTGAATTGGCCTTGTTGTCTGTGGCAGCAAGGCCTTTATTTTGACAAAAACATGAGGCCGATTATGACAGAACCAAAACAAGTACCAGGCAATTTAGCAGATTTTGTTATCAACCCTGAATACGCGGAAGTTGATGAAACTTATACAGTTAAAGAGCTGCAAGCAGAGCTCAAAGGCCTGGGCGTTGCTTATCGCTCAAGCGATAGTAAAGACGCTTTAGTATGGCGATTTCTTGACGCTCAACAGGGCGACCTTGAGCCAGTAGAAGCGGAAGAGGAAGAGGAAGTGCAAGTAGAAGAAGAAGCAGAGGCAGAAGCAGAAGCAGAAGCAGAAGCAGAAGAGTTTGAGAAAATCACGGTTTATAACGATGGTGCATATAACCTTTATGAGCCACATAGCCGCACTTTGTTTTACGCTCGTGAAGAAGCGGTAATTGAACTCAAGCCAAGCGTTACTAAAAAGCGAGTGTTACGCAATATCGAACAGATCAACGCAACACGTGGAAAAGTTTTAGTAATTCGTTAAACCCCATAGGCTGTGGTGCTTTGCGTCGCAGCCGTCTTTTGGCTAAGGGCGGCTAAATGTTAAACAGCAAGACTTTAGGACGTGCAGTAGGCATCAGCCAAGATGAAGTGTCTGGCAACACTGGCCCGAATGTGCCGTCAATCAATCCCAATGGCGTTATTGTGGGCCGTTTTAAACGCGGCCGTACCGATAAGCCATTCAAAGTTAACTCAATAAACTATAAAGCCTTATTAGGCGAAGATAGAACCAATCCAAGCTACACAATCGTTCAAGATGCTTTTATCGCTGGAGCCACTGAATTGTGGATCTTGCGTATAGGCGATCCAATCCTAAAGCTTAGCAATGGAACCGAAGTTACCGACGGTAAAACGTTTGAGCAGATAGCGTTTGAGAGTAATTTATATCCAGTGCCAGTAGTGAAGGAAGATATTTATAAGCCGTTGATTGAGTTGCTGGATGCTCAATTGCGATCGCTTGTCAAAAAAATAGGTGATGTTAGTGAGGCGTATTTACCTGATATTAATCATCTAAATATCGAGAAAACAACTTTCGGTAAGGCGTTTACTATCAAAGAAGGCTACAAGTCTAAAATTGAGCTGCTACACAGCCATTTGGGGTCAGTGGTTAAACAGCCGGTACCAATTATAGACAGCTACAAGCCTGGTATTGAGGTGCTACCAGTATCGTTACGCTATGGCTTTAAATCATTTGAATATGAATACGGTTACCATGCCTCGGCCAAGCAGTTAAACATTGAGCGCATATCGAAAATTAAAGAAAAAGATATCAGCTCAAAATACACGCCTCAAGCTGAAATACTAGATGCTCGATTATCACAAGCATTACAGACTCATAGCTTAAACATAGGAACAGGCTCCTATACGCAAACTTACACCTTGCTAGACTTAACCATATCTAGCGGCCTAGTTGAGACGGCCATTAATACCGAAGGCTACCAGGCACAAATTGAACAGTTATCACTGGTATTACAACAAGCATTAAGCGTTGTTGATATCAAGGTTAATAGCGGTTACTTGCCAGCCATTGAGGCGTTAAGTGCTCACTTATCGGATAAAGGCCAATACGCAACATTAAACGATGGTTACTTTGTTGGCATAGAGCCTATGAGTATCGAATATGTTAGCTACCTTGCTGGCGAGTATGAGGCAAATAGCGGTTATTCGGTTGGAATTGAGGCCCTAGACGCAGCCAAAGTTAATTTTGAGCAAGTAGATATAGAAGTTTCCCAGGACGGCTACACACCAATTATTGAGCCACTAAACGTCTTTACAACACAGAGGATTAAATAATGAAAACAGGTTTTGCAGGCGAATTGCGTTGCATTGTCAAAAAGAAGGACGGCTCAACCGTCCAAGATACTGGCTACCAAAAGAACATGTTTCTTGACACGGGCTTAGATTTTTTTGGTGGTGGCCATGGTGATGATATTTTTGCTAACTGCTTAGTTGGTAGCGGTGACACGGCACCAGAAGCCACTCAAACCAAGCTGATCAGCTTTGTAGCTAAGCATAACTCAATTGAGGCCACTGGCAGCGGATCAGAGCCATATCTAAGCGGTGATCAGGATTTTAAAGCCTGGCGTTCTAGTACATATCGTTTTGAGGGTATCAGCGGCAATACTATTTCAGAGGTAGGGCTGGCTAGCGAGTTTGTCAGTCAAAGCAACTACCATCTTTGCACGAGAGCTTTAATTAAAAATGCCGAAGGCGTGCCAATTTCTATCACTTTGAAAGATGACGAAGTGTTAGAGATCACCTACCGCATCTGGCAAATCTTTGACCTAGAAGATAAAGAGTTTTCTATCAAAATCACTGACGATATCGGAGGCGAGAAGCTGTATAAGGCTAAATGCCGCTTGTCTGGTATTGGTGATGAAGGGGCTTACTATGAATCTAAAGTAGGTATGGTGTTTGCAGAAGATACGGAGTACGCATCCGAGACGTTTAGTGAGTTTTACTCATACGCCGGCGATATTGGTGAAGTTGCAGGCGTGCCTAATATTAATATGGGTGCAGCCGCCAGTGTAACGCTTAGTGACTATGAAGAAGGCACATACACACGTGATATGAGTATCTTTTTCGGCCTTGATGATGCACGTTTCCCAGTGAGAAGCGTGTTAGTGCCTACTACTATGGGCAACTATCAAATTCAGTATGGCTCAAAAGACGGTGACGACCCAATTCCTAAATCCAAAAACGACACCTTGACTGTGCCAATTCGCTTTACTTGGGCGCGCTATGAGGGCGAGCTGAATGTTACCGAATAACAAAATTAAGCGTGTTAGAAAATGGCTTGACGATCTTAATGAGCCCAGGGATAGAAAGCATCCTAATACACGCTCGTTTTGTTTGGGTGGCGCTGATATAGGCGATACCACTCAAGGTATAACGGATTTTGTCTGGCAGGCCTGGACGGACGGTGCAGCTATCTTTGTGCAGCGCACCGATTTATCGAACCCCGATAGGGTGCTAACCGATAAAGGCATAACATCAGTTTCGATTGCCTTTACTCGCGATATGAACCTGGTAATAGCTTACCAGGCTGGCTTGGAGTCGAAGCTATGGGTTGGCCAAAATGGCTCGCTGTCTGGAACCATTGCAACCTCAATTAGAGGCGGTCAAGATCCTATGGTGGCCTTAGATGACAATAGATATGCAACTGATTTCACGTCGGACGTGATCTTTGCTTACATCAAGGACTCAATGCTTTGTTGCCGGTACCAGCGCGAAGGGTATAGAGCAGAGCATAAGTTACAGGTGTTAGAAAGCGGTACAAACCTGTATCGCATGGGTATGGGTAGGGATAATCGTTTTTTATTCCTACTTCAAAAAGAGGTTAAAAACTAAGGCGGATTTATGATCACAACTAAGATTTTAAAAACCGCTGTTGGCGTACAGCGTGGTGATGTTATTGATAAGACAGAATCCATGAAACTTCAAAACGTTACGAACGGTATCATCGTTGGACGGTTCAAACGTGGCGTTATGGGTACACCATTTAAGGTCAATGAAGGCAATTTTTCAGCCATTCTAGGCCGTGATGTGGCAAACCCTAGTTTCCTAGCTATTGAGGACGCTTTAAACAGTGGATTGAGTGAAGTTTGGGTTATGCGAGTGGGAAGCAGCTATAAGCGTGCTGACGTGAGTAGCTTAACTGATTGCTTAAACAAAGTTATCAAAGACAGTGATATGGGTATCGGTGACAATGGTTATATTCCTGATTATCAACAAGGCCAAAATGAGCAATAGGAGTTAATTTATGGCGTATGTTCTAGTAGAGGAGAGCAAGTTGCAAGAGTTTGAAGAAATTTGCCAACAAGCTTTAAAGGTTGACGATATTAAATTAGGTAGCAGCTACATTGCTGATTATGAGCAATCAGGCGAAAGTAAAGAGGAAGATTAATTATGAGCATCAAAGGCGTTGTTCTTAGTAAGGACACAGACGTAAGAGAACTTGCATCCCGTATCGGTAAAGATATTGGTAGTGTTGATAATCTTACAACTGGCGATAAAAAGAGCATTGTAAGTGCTATTAACGAGGTTAAGGCAGCAACCGTTGAAGCTGGCAAGATTTACGCCACTAAAGAAGAGGCTGCTAAGCTTGCCAGCAAGGTTGAGCTGAAAAAAGCGATTGACGATCTTGTCAATGATGCTGACGATGACAGCGACACGCTAAAAGAGCTTTCTGATCAAATTGATACTTTGGTAGAGAAAGATAAAACCCTAGTAAGTGCTACGGAAGTCCAAGCATTTAAAGAGGCTAACAAAGAGATTGCCCGTAATAACATCGACGCAGTTTCAACGGCCAACTTTAACAAGGCGGTAAATACGCTTACCCAGGATAAAGCCACCCGTGTAGAGCTTAACCAGGCTAAATCTGAATTAAACGGTACTATCGAAACAAACAAGGCTGAATTGCAAGGTTCTATCAAGGCAGAGGAAAATGCTCGCAAAGCGGAAGGCACGGCCATTCGCAGTGAATTTACTAAAGCTGATCAGGACCTAAAGAAAGCCGTTGACGCAGCAGATGCGTCTATTCGTGGTGAATTTGCACAAGCTGATAAAAACCTTCGAGACGCTGTTGACGCAGCAGACGCAGCTATTCGCAGTGAATTTACTAAAGCTGATCAAGCACTAAGACAAGCCGTTGATACAGCAGATACGGCCATTCGTAGTGAGTTTGCACAAGCTGACAAAGTATTGAAAGCGGCAGCAGATAAAGAGACAGCGGATCGCAGAGAAGAAGATGCAGCCATTCGTAACGAACTTGCTGAATCCAACAAACAGACTGGGTTGGCTATCGAGAAAGAAGAAACCGATCGCAAGGCCGCAGACACGGCTATTCGCAATGAGTTTGCCTTGGCTGACCAAGAGCTACAAAAAGCGATTGATTCAGAGGCAGCGACCCGTAAAGCACAAGACACTGATATTCGCAATAAGTATGCAACTAAAGTTGAGCTTACCCAGGCTATCACTGACTTAATTAACGGTGCTGACATTGATTCTGACTCTTTAAAAGAGCTTGCCGATAAGATCACAGCCTTAGCTCAAGCTGACAAGGGCTTAGTGAGTGCAACAGAAGTACAGTCTTTCAAAGAAGCCAACAAAGAAGTTGCCCGCAAGAATATTGACGCAGTATCTAAAGCCGTGTTTGATGCAGCGGTAGCTTCAATTAACGACGCTAAAGCAACTCGCGGTGAGCTTGCAGATACCAAGACAGAATTATCCGAATCTATCAAGGCTAAAGGCGTTGAGCTACAAAAAGTTATCGACGCAGAAGAGACTAGCCGCAAAGAGCAAGATACCGCTATTCGTACCGCATTTGCTCATGCAGATACTATGGCTAAAGAGGCCCTTACAGCGTTTGTTAACACTAAAGAAACGTCCATGCGTAGCGAGTTTACCAAGTACAACGAGCTATTGCAGAAAACCATTGATGCAGAAGAAGTGGTGCGCAAGGTAGAGGATGCTTCTATTCGCAGTGAGTTTGCCCTGGCAGACCAAAAGCTTAAAGAAAACATTAGAGAAACCATCAATGTTCGTGAAGCCACTATTCGCAATGACTTTACCGACGCTGATCGACAGCTACAAACAGCCGTTAGAACAGAAGAATGGGCCCGTAAGTCAGAAGATGCGGCCATTCGTAGCGAGCTGGCTAGAGCCGATCAACAGGTTCAAGCGATAGTTGAGGCAGAAGTAAGAGATCGTAAAGCAACAGATGCGATTATCCGAAACGAGTTTGCACAAGCTGACCAACTACTTCAACAAGCTATCAATGCAGAAGGTGAAGCACGTAAGGCGGCAGATACAGTTATTCGTAACGAGTTTGCTACTAAAAACGAACTTACCCAAGCTATTAATGACTTGATTAACGGTGCTGACATTGATTCAGATACGTTGAAAGAGCTGGCCGACAAAATTACCGCCCTGGCACAAGCCGATAAAGGCCTAGTTAGTGCTACCAGTGCTCAAGCATTTAAAGAAGCCAATAAAGAAATTGCACGTAAGAATATCGACGCAGTATCTAAGGCTGACTTCAATGAAGCGGTAACAACAATCAAGAGCGACAAGGCCGATCGTGAAGAGCTTGAAAAAGCCCAAGACACGCTGGCAGGTGCTATTAGTGCAAAAGGCGTTGAACTTCAAAACGCTATCAATGCAGAGAAGTCTGAACGCAAAGCACAAGACGTACTTATTCGTAGCGAATTTGCACAAGCCGATAAGAGCCTAAAAGAAGCAGTTGACGCAGTTGATGCGGCTATCCGTAGCGAGCTTACCCAGTCTAGCCAGCAACTTCAAGAAGCGATTAGTGCAGAAGAGGGTGCAAGACTAGCAGAAGGCGCTGTTATTCGTAGCGAGTTTGCGCAAGCTGACCAAAAGCTAAAAGAAGCCGTTGACGCAGAAGATGCAGCGATCCGTGGTGCGTTTGCTAAGGCTGACCAGCAACTACAAGCAGCTATCAATGCAGAACAAAAAGCACGTCAAGACGCTGATACTGCTATCAATAAGCAGATTGCTACTAAAGCTAATAAAGCCCCAGAAGGCGAGGAATACGCTTTAGTTTCAGCGCTTCCTGATTTGGCCCCATACGCCACTAAGGACGAGCTAACACAGGCCATTGTGGACCTGATTAATGGCGCTGATGCCGATTCTGATACGCTAAAAGAGCTCGCGGACAAGATCACAGCTTTAGCCCAGGCTGATAAAGGCTTAGTAAGTGCAGCTAACAAGCAAAGCTTTAAAGTAGCTGAAAAAGAAACGGCCCGTAAGAACATTGATGCAGTGTCAACAGCCGAACTTAACACAGCGGTAGAAAAACTAGGCAACACCCATGCCAAACGTAGCGAACTTACGCAAGCTAAAACTGAATTGACTGATTCTATTGAAGCTAATGCAAGCCAGCTGTTAGAAGCTATTGGTGCAGAAGAGGAAGCCCGTAAAGCAGAAGATGAAGCGATCCGTGGTGAACTTGCTAAGACTGGCGAGAAAATCCAAGAAGCTATCGACGCTATCCCAGAGATCGACTTAACCCCATTTGCTACTAAGGTTGAGTTAACAAAAGCTGTAACGGACCTTATCAATGGTGCTGATGCTGATTCAGATACACTAAAAGAGTTAGCAGATAAGATTACCGCTTTAGCTCAAACAGATAAGGGCCTGGTTAACGTAACAGTTGAACAGAAATTTACCCTAGAGGAAAAAGCCCAAGGACGCAGCAATATCGGTGCAGCCTCAATTGATGACCTTAAAGCACAAAAAGAGGGCATATTAGGTGGGATCGCAACTGCTATTGAGCCACTGGCAACTAAAGAAGAGTTGAAAGCTAAGGCTGACAAGGCACCAGAAGGCGAAGAATACGCCCTTGTTTCATCGTTACCTGGGTTAGTAGCACCTTATGCTACCAAGGACGAATTAACGCAAGCTGTTACCGACTTGATCAACGGTGCCGATGCTGATTCAGATACTTTGAAAGAATTGGCGGATAAGATTACCGCATTGGCCCAGGCTGATAACGGTATTGTTAGTGCAGCAAAAGCTCAATCTTTTGATACAGATCAGCAGAAGCAGGCACGCACCAATATTGCCGCTTTAGCAGAAGAGGATTTAGAGTTTGGCGAAGGTTATTTTGAAGTGTTTATGCAGGCATTTGAAGAAGCAATGACCCCTGAAGTTGAAGATGGGTCCTGGGCATAAGAGGTTAATATGAAAAAATTAGTATCACATGATGAAATGGTTAAATTTGTAGAGGGCTTTGCGGGTATTTTTGGCCAGGGCATGAAAGAAATGCTTGGTCAACTTGAGCAAATCAGAGCCAAATTAAGAGACTTGGAAGATAAGGTCGAAATCCTTATGAACATGCCAGACGTTGAGGTTCAGCCACCCGCTATGAACGACGTAGGCCTAGATAAAGACTATCCAGGCCATGGTTGGTATAAAGCCACTGATACCGGTATTATCTACAACAAGGGCGTACCAGAGGGTGAGACTCATGTATTCTCGGACGGCGATCCAATAGCGTATTTGAGCGTTTACACTAAAGAGGACGCAGTAGATAATCTTTATATTGCGGCCACGTCAAACGTAACTGATTTAAGCTCCGCTTTTTTCGATGAAGAAGAGTACAAATCGACTTATATTGGCCAAAACCTATCTCACTGGGACGTGTCAAACGTAACTAACTTTGAGAAAACGTTTTTCTATGCTCAAGTCGAAGATATTGTAGGTATTGGAAACTGGAAAACAAGTTCAGCAATTAACATGGATAGCATGTTTGCTATTGCTGCTAAATTCAATACAGATATTAGCGGCTGGGACGTATCAAACGTAACCAACATGAAAAGTATGTTTACTCAGGCAAGATCCTTTAACCAAGATATCAGCGGTTGGGATGTGTCAAATGTTGAGAACATGAATAACACGTTCAACTTTACCGATAAGTTCAATCAAGATCTATCTGAATGGTGTGTGGCTAAAATCCCAACTCGACCCGAAGGTTGGGAAGGCTATGAGAATATCGTACCTCCAGTTTGGGGAACCTGCCCGCGCGGTGAGGATCAAGCATAGGAACACCCCTAAACAATACTGTTAGCCCAACTCTATACTATGCCTATATTCACCAATATAGGCATTTTTTATGGCAACTCAACTGTTTATTAATATCCTGCCTACTTCCGTTACTATCACCAATAGCAAGGAAAGTAAGGCATTAGCAACTATCGAGCTTGTTACTGAATACGGCTTTGACCACAACGTCGTGGCCAAGATTCAAGTAGTTGATGATAAGACACCAGCTAAAGCAAATGACCCGTTAAATAACCTGTTATTTGACATTACATTTGCTGATAAAGTTGATGATAGTATGATCACCTCACTGCAAGGCCGTTTATACACTGGCGGCGGTGCAGACGAGCTTGAAAACAACTATCCAAACGACTTCTCATACATCACGCAAAAGCTTGATTTTCATGGCGCACTAGATAGCAGCAATGATTTCTTTGAGCAAGTCGAAACCACTTACTCTAAAGCCAATGCAACTCAGGTTGTAGATGCGTTAAAAGCTGTTAAGGCCCTAAAAGACCACGGTACCTACCGCAAGGCTGAAATTGTCATTGACGTGCCAGCCAGCAAGGTTGTAGAGCCAACACCCGAGCAGATCACACGCACTTTAATTGATATGCGTGAACGCCCACGTTACATTGTTGTTTGTTCAACCGATGACATGCCTGTCATTGAGGCCACAACAAAGGTAATGGATAAGCTTAACTGTCACGTATTGCTAGACCTAGGTAAGATCAACGACTGGGTAGCAGCAGCGGCCCTTGCTGAATCTATTAACATCAAAGACCACCGTTTTTGGGTTTTTTGGAACCCGAACGTATCACGCCCTTCAAACAGCGCAAGCGTACTATCACGTAAAAAATGGCGCCCTTGTGTCGGTGACTACCTAGGCCAATTACTTGTGCGTAACGCTATCACCAACGCTTCTGGCATCCCACCTGTTAACCGCCCTGTTGCTGGTTATGACTTCCCTGTTAGCTTCCGTGATATGGAAACTATGCCAAGTGTTAGCCTTGATGAAGAGGCCCAAAACGCCCTGGCGTCAGCTGGCGTGAACGTGGTATTGAATGAACGCTTTGATGCAGGCGATCGCTGGATTTATGGTGACGCTATTACTCAATACGATAGTAAAACAAGCGCTTTACGCTTAATCAACGCATCTGAAATCACCACTTACGTTGATAACGCAGTAGTTAGCATTGCTAAAAAGCACTTACTTAAAGGTATGACTAGCTACATCAATGACGCAGACGCAGAGATCCGTCGCTTCTTGAACGCTTGTAGTTCAGCTGGCTTGTTACAGCCGGTGGCAGAGCTATCAGGCAAGCTATACGGCCTAGAGGTAGCACCAAGAGCAGATAACCCATTTGAAAAGGTTGATATTAGACTTGTCAAACGCCCAGAGGGTTGTGCTCGACAAGTTTACTTTGAAACCACAATCACCAAGTAATACAGTTTATTATCAGTAAAGGAAAATAAATAATGTTAGTATCAAGCCATATTATCGAGCGTAACCAAGATCGCATGTTAGAACGTCAAGAAGCGCAATTTGACGCAACTAACAGCGCTAAGCAAGCGGCAGAATCTATTGAGGTTGATCCAATTGATGAGCGTATCGCCGCACACGCGACCACTCAAATGCGTTTAGCAGCACTGCAAGTAGCGTTTATGCTGGCAGGCATCATGTCAGAGGTTGATTTTGAGGACCAAGAACTACTACCAAGTGAGTTGTTGGACAGCCTAATCCTTGAGTCATTTGTTGAAGATCCAGAAGATGACGACGACGAAATCGACTCAACTGTAAAAACAATCTTGTCAGCCCATATCGCAGACGCTATGAGCACTCTAGGCGTTGATGAAGATTTGATTAATGATGTGTTTGATAGTGATGTTGATATTGCAGACGCAGCGATCGAAACAGTATCAGAAATCATCTTAGAGAACATGCCAGCCGATGACGAGCTAGACGACTTTATTTCAATCTTTGCATACGGTGACGAAGCCACTTATGACGCAATGATGAAGGAAGAAGAAGAAGATACATACGACGCAGCCAAAAAACCTTTAACAGTTGGCCGTAAAACACGCCGCAAAGTAGGCGGTAAAACCGTTACCTACAAAGCAGTTAAAGCGGTGCGCGATGGTAAAATTAAAGTTGTTAACAAGCGTATTGCTGGCAACGTCCGCTTGAGTGCAGCCCAAAAAGCAGCCCTTAAAAAAGCTCGCAAAAAATCAACCACGAGTTCAGCGGTTCGTAAGCGTATGATGTCATTTGCTAAAGGCTTACAGCGCAATATCTATAACATTGACCCACAAAAAGCACGCAATATGCGTCGCGGCCTAAAAGCAAGCCACTACCGCCGCAGTGTTGGCATGTAATTTGTTGGAACACCCCAACTAATCAAAGCTAACAGCGAGCGATAATAACCCCAATCATTCAATTTGTTTGGGGTTATTTTTTTATGAAACTGTCAGAAATCACAGAAAAAACATCGCTTGTCAGTGACTTTGTTAAGCGCTTAGCTAAAACTGCTAGGCAGCAAGTTGTTGTTGTTGATGTTTTAAGAGTATCGAGGGTATCTGGTGCCAGTGCCAGGCCTGTTCATATCGCTTTAGACGGCGGCCAGGTTGTAAAGCTTTATATTCGTGAAGCCCCTGAATCAGATCAGCCGGATGGGCTGGATATTTTCCGTATTGATATTAACAGCAAAACACAGCCGACTACCGGTGACTTTGATAACTCTTACAAGCCGTCATTCAACGCATCAGTTGACGAGATCGCAAAACTTGTTAGCCAGGGCCAAAAGGCATTTAGTGCCCGACGAGCTCGCGCCCAGGTAACAAGAACTAAGCGCAATAGAGCACCAGCCAACAAAGCGCAAACGTTAAAATCACTGCTAGAAGAGTCGGTAGAACTAGATAAAGTAATTACCGTTAAGACCAAAGAAAAACAAGATCTTGAGGCTCAATTAGAGAAAGTAAAACAGCAAAACGCAGCATAAGGTGATGACATGCAAAACGCCTATATAGTGGACTTTTTTTTAAGCGGTATGTTAATGATTATGATGTTTTACTTGTATGTAGATATACTTAGCAGGTTAAAGCTACTCAACAAAGTTATTGACAGCAATACATTGGCCGTGGCTATCGGTCAAACCTTGCGTCAATCTGTATTGTTGAGCGTGCCGCTTTTAATATTGCTTATGTTCTTATTATGGCGTTTTTATGCCGTGATGGTTATAACGCAGTCATGGGGGATTGGTGGTGCTGGCTTGCTTGTTATTATGGCCATTCTAGGATCGTTTTTTGTATGGCTTGATATGCTGTTAGTTTGCATCAGGAACTCAAGATTTGTTGATGCGTCTAAGCTTATAACCCAGGCCAAAAAGACAAGATCTAAGATAAGACTACCAGACCCCAACACCCCATTATCCGAGGTGCGTATTAGATGATTACCGCCGAACACATTAGGCAGATGGTTATTCATTGGTTGGACACGCCGCCTAACGGCTATTTTGCTCAAGGCTATGGCGCAGATGCCAAGGCCATGCTGCTAAAAGAGTTGTCCGCTGATATAGCAGACGAGTTTTTGAGCAAGCTTAGGGCCGATATACCGATAATAAACACACTAGATGAAGATCAATTAAGTATATCCATTGAAACAGTGGGATTTGATACGATTAACGTCGTCTTATCTATTGGCAGTATTGATATTCAGCTAAATGAAAACCCAATAACCGATATTGATCAGGATTACTATAATGTCAGTGCCCAGTAACCAGCTAAGAAAAAAGATACTATCAAGTATAGACAGTCATTTAAACGACTATCCAGAAGTTGCAGAACGCTGGCGAGCTGGCGACCCCACAGTAAGAGCCATGATGACTTCGGTAGTGGAAACTGTCTTATGGCTATCGCGTGATAACCAGGTAAATATTACAGAGCCGTTTATCAAGTCTAAGCAAAGCACGATCATTGCAGATGCTATCAACAAGGGTATATTGCCAGTTGCCACGCCTTGCCAGTACATGCTAACTATTGAGAACAATGGGAATAGCAAGGTTAGTTTGAGCCAGGGCCGTTTAGTTGAGGACGGTACGGGCAGACAATGGCGTCTTATGTCATCAGCAACGCTAAACGGCCATGAAACCAAAAAGGTTCTAGCAGAGCAAAGCACTGTTAATCATATTGAGGTTAACATACCTGTTAGTGAGTCTTTTTATCGCCTAGACGTATCAACAACCGACGGCGCCTATCTATCGAGTTTGTCAGTTTATAACGCAACTTTGGGTATGAATTTTCAGTACACGCCCAAGTTTATGAACGCCGGTTTGGGCCAGGCGGCTTATACACTACAAAGCCATAACCTTGAAGATATAACAATTGTTTTTGGCGACTCCGAACGTGCCGGCGTGACAGTACAAGCCGGTGATACCTACGAGATCGCAATCACTCAAAGCTATGGGTATGTTGACCAATCAAGCCTAAGCAGCGCGGCCTTGAGTGAGATTTACGAGTCAGAGGAAAGCAAGTTAAACCTATATTTCAAAGCCGGTGATCTTGTTCGAGCCGGCGCAGATCCGTTAAGCGTGGCTCAAATGCGACTACTTGCCAGCTACCCTTCAATGTATGACCATAACGCCGTTTTCATGGGTAACTTTGACTTTTTAGTACGCAAGCACTTTATGCAGCGTTTTGACTACATGGCCATTTGGAATGAGACGATCAATGAGAAGCACTACGGGGCCTCATTGGACGCAATCAACCATCTATTTTTAACTGTGGTAGCTAAAAACAAGATTGAGCAAAAGGCGCTGGTAGAGGATATTAAAAAGCTGGTAGCTAATGCTGACTCGCTATTGGATGGAAAGGTTAATGTTAAAGAGGTTAAGGAAAGACCTTATAAGATTACCATTGCTGGCCGCTTAGCATCGGTGCATGATATGGATTCAGTAAAGACTCAAATCAAAGAGTTGCTGCTAGAAAACTTTGGTAAAGGCTCGCTATCATCAAGCTACCACAGCCCAGACGGTTTTAATAAGCAAGAAATTGCCATTAAGATTAGAAGTGATATTACAGCCTTCCAGGACCGTATTAGTGACTTTTCAGTCTTAACAGAAGATACCGCTAAAAACCCCATTAAACCGCATGAATGGGCTTATATCACAGAGGATAGTATTACTATCGACATGACAAGAACGGCCGACACTGGCACAGCTATTTGGACTTTGTAAAATGGGTAGAACAAGCAAATTACAGGCTGCCGACTTTACTAGAACGGTACAAGAGAGCCATAAGGCAAACGAGCTTGATGAAGCCATTGCAGGTGTTTTTACTAAGCTGATTGAGGAATACGAGCTTGAAGGCTTGGTTGATATGAATAGCTATGGTGCGCCATGGCTTGAAAGCAGCCCAGTTGTTATTGAGCGATTTAGTAAGCTTAACGGACTGGTGATCTTGAGACAAGATACAGAAGGGCTATCAACTGATATTATGGCTATGATCTTATCTGCCTGGCAGGGTATGGCCAGCGGCCGTGGCCTAGACTTTTTGCAGTTCGTACTAAACATGCTGTTTCCTGGAAATAACAGGGTATTGAGGCTTTGGCACTCAAAAGAGCTGGCAAATGCTTACCCAGTAGCAGTAAGCGAAAAGCAAATGCCAGGCTCGTTTTTAACTAGCCGTGTGCGTATTGCATTAACGCTTAATGATAACAATAGTGATATTTCAGATATTGCCCCCGTCTTAGAAAAGCTGGTTCCCTGGAATATCGTACCTGAAATTGCTGTCTCTGTTGATTTCAGCCAAGTGGATGTAGCTGTTGCTGCTGGCGGCTATCGCTATCATGTGGCTTATCTATCTCCATATTAATGCGTTTTCAATTACTGATGGTTAGCATGTGAGTGATCATGGTTATGATGCTCTTCAGTATTAGAACCGTGCATATCTTGAGAGTGGTCGTGCGTAGTAGAAATCATCGCTGAATCATCATGCATTTGATGTGCGCCATGCGAGCCGTGATCGCCGTGTCCACCCATGCTATGCATGGCTATAGGCAGGGCAATTACTGCCAGTCCTGACAAAATCATTACGACGCCATTTAATTGACGTAATTTATAGCGGCCAATTTGTTTGTGTAGCCAGCCCACAGTCTCTTGGGTAGCGACCAACATGGGAACCGTGCCTAAGCCAAAGACAAACATTAATAAAGCCCCAGTTGCGATGTTATTGCCGACAACGGCCATCAGTAGAGCGCCATAGACCAAGCCACAAGGTAAAAAGCCCCATAATAAACCCGCTGCTAAAGCCCTTGGGAAGGTAGTTATTGGGAAAACTTTTTGACGTAAAGGGGAGAGTTTTTTCCAAACGCCCATGCCCACTTTTTCAAGCTTATTTAAAAAAGGCATGCCCAGCATAGATAGGCCAATGAATACCAATACCAGACCCAGTAAAATACGCGGGGTTGAGTTACCCATTAATAGTGGGGCTAAGACCGTGGTGCCCACAATACCTGCAATAACCCCTAGAATTGAGTAACTAACCAGGCGACCAAAGTGATAAGTAGCAATAAGCCCTCTTTTCTTTAGTGGGCTTACTTCGTGCATAGATAGGCCAAAAGCGGTAACCAAGCCACCACACATACCCAAACAATGTGGTGAACCAAAAAAGCCCATAGCAAATGCTGCTAATAATAAAGGAGTTGTCAATTTTAATCCTTGTAGTCAATTTGACCCATAATATTTGATTTTTTAATCACTCACAGTATTAGTATCGATATCGTATTCTAAAGTGAGGAGGAAGAAATCAAGGATTATATCATTAAATTGTTTTGATTCTTGAACCAGAGGCACTAAAAAATTTTCAGGAACACCCCTAAAAGCTCAATACCTTTATACCCCAAAATATCCCTATCACTTATTATTGATTAGGGTTATTTCTATGAAAAGTTCTTCACCTACCTTGCAAGCCTATTCTCAAATGCACGAGCTGGCCAAGTCTTTGGGCTCAGCTATGCTTGCTTGTAACGCAATTTGTAAGCCAGAAGGTTACGAAAACCTTTATATCCTTATTCAAAACTTCCAGCGCCCAATGATAACCAACCACGAGCCAGCCGACGCAGATTATGCTTACGGCTTCCAGGCCCACGTTACAGCGCCGCCTAAAACAAACTTTGAAGGCCAGTGGACCATGATTGAGACTGAATCAGGCACCATTGCCAAGTTTGCAGAAGATATCGTTATTAAACACAATGGCGAGATCCCACTGGTGCGTGTTTATGATGGGTTCGCTACCGATGGTAATGAGATTAAAGGTAAGACTGAATACTTGCTTAAAGACTGTGCTATCACCTTCCCTGACGGTGGTGGTGAGATTGATTCAGCAAGCCGCAGCCAGATCTTACAGGTTCAAGTAACTTGCCGTTATAACTACTTTGGCCAAACTGGTGATATTGGCGCCGGTACTGCTAACAAACTGGCTGGCTTGTTAACCAACGCGCTAAACGCTTTTGGTGGCTATAAACCAGTTTCTACCATTGGTGGTACCACTACATTTGGTTAGGGTAAGCCTGTATGTTTACTAGCAGACAAGACAGTTACATCGAGGGCGATATTAAGAGTGTCGCCACTCGATTTTATGAAGAGCTATATACGACCGGCTACTCACTTCTTGAAAGTGATGTAGAGCGTATTATTACTGATGTTTGCCGCGATTACCTGGCATGGGGCGGTGCGTTACGTGCGTATGATCTTGATGATCAAGATGATACTTATACGTTACTTCTTGATAGCGCAACAAATATCTACAACGACGAATGGAGCATTATTAGGCCTGTTGTTGTGGCTAGATGCGACCTTATGCAAGCTAAACGCATGGAAGGCGCTCAAAACTTAGGGGTTCAGCCGGCTGGCATGGGCTCAAGTGAGGCCTACCAAAACCACAGAGAAGCTATGCTAGAAATGAAGAGGGAGGCGTTTAATACACACCCCTTTAGCGTTGATAGTACGGCCGATCTTGAGGGTAAAAACCAAACTAACAATACGATTGATCTTTTTCAAAGCATTCAGATTAATTACAACGGTTGGTGGAATTGACTTCCTCCCCTCCCTAAAGTGAGGGGATTCCCGATATTGCTACCGAGAACTTCCTAATTCAATGAGAACAGCTTATGCAGACTAACTACACAAGACTGACATTCTCTCCAAAGGCTAACCCCGCAAGCCCTGCGGTTAAAATGTTTTTGGCAGCATTGATATCACGATCATGGGTGGTTTTGCACTCAGGGCAATCCCAGTGGCGTGTATCAAGCGCCAAGAAATTCAAGGTATATCCACAGTTGGAACAGCGTTTAGAGCTTGGGAAAAATTGGTCTATCTTAGAGATAGTCCGACCAGCCCAGTCCGCTTTGTATTCCAACTGGTTAACAAAGTTACCCCAACTGGCGTCAGCGATATGCTTGGCCAGCTTAGGATTTTTAATCATGTTTTTTATTCGAAGCGATTCAACACAAATAACTTGGTTTTCGTTTATTAATTTGCGGGACAACTTGTGCAAGTTATCCAATCGACAATCGGAGATTTTGGCGTGAATACGAGCAACTCTCATCTTAGCCTTAGCGCGATTAGCCGAGCCGAGTTTTTTTCGACTCAAGGCGCGCTGGGCTTTGGTGAGTTTAGTGGCGTATTTAGCAGTCAGGCGAGGATTGTCGATTTTAATACCGCTATCGGTAACAAACAGGTGCTTAATGCCAACATCAATACCGATATTACTATCAGACTTTGGCAAGACCTGATTTTCAAACTCGCACAGGCACGATACAAAGTAACGTCCTGCACAATCTTTGGAAATGGTAATGGTGCTTGGTGCGCTTGGCAGTTGCCTAGACCAACGTATAT